TCATATGTAACAAATCAGTTACATTATTGATATAACTAATTGTTAATCAAAATGTTGATAAAGTTTTCAAGCTTTGCTTGTAAGTTTCTTTATCAACATTTTGATTAACAATTAGTTATATCAATAATGTAACTGATTTGTTACATATGAGTGTCTAATACTCACCGATGACGGTACTCACTTCGAAAAACTACGATAAAACATCCATGGAACTAAGACTTGGAGTATGGATATTTATCTCTATTCTCCCCGTAGGTTCATTGATCCAAATCTTTGCAAGTCCTGCATAGTGAGCTATCCCTTTATCTTCGGTCATAAGCCCATCTTCCAGGGCCTTTAGTAAGTTCGACAAGTCCGGCTTATTTCTGTGAAGCTTCATATGTTGGGCTTCTTTTTGATATTTTTTCCAGCTTTTTGACACCGGGATATAGAATATTATTTCAGCCCCTTGCTCTGGAAGCATGAAATGTTGCTGCTTGGCTAATGCTAATACAGCTATTTTATATTTATTATACTGCTCCAATCTTTCCAGTCTTTTCAAACTGGCTGGGCGTAATTTATCTCTTGGTATTCTGAAGAATATTCTATCATTCTGCGTCGCCCGAACATATGTCTGCGGGGTTATTTCAAGTATTATTTTCTTTTGCATTAGTGCGCTTTCTTTTAGATTCTTTTACCGCTCGTTCCAATAAAATAGCAGCCATGTTTGACAAAGTTCTGTCATTTTTCTTAGCCATTTCATCTATTTCTTGATACAATCCCCAGCTTACCGTGGTACTGATTTGCGGATTCTTCCCATCATGCTCATTACTTATCATAATTTAAGTACTTATTTTAATTATTTATTCAATACCTGATACTTTTCGTGGAATTGATTCAACCAATCCCGGCCAAATTTTACCCTATCATACAGCTTTTGTTTCTCAAACTCCGTGAACGGCTCTACTTTGATCTTATGCACACGTTTATTTGGTGGAATGTGATCGAACCTCATTGATCGTTCCCATTTAGGCCATTCTTTTAGCATTTCAGGAGATTCTGGAGTGGTAGCACCGATCTTTTTAGTCACACGCCATCTCATTTCCTCTATAATGTGCTCTGGATTGCTGATTAAAGTGTTGGCAATATATCCTTCCCCGGCTCCGGTAATGTCACAGTATCCTTGGACCTGCTCTTTCTGACCATTTTCCAGCCCTGTATTGATCTTCTTTAGAAACGTAGGATAATCCCATGAATTTTTTATGTCAGTTATATTGGTTGCAGCATAAACATGCTCCCCCAGGTAAATATCTATCTCTCCACTCAGATAATCGTTATAAATCCTTTCTTTGTGGATTTGGTATGGTTGCTTATCAACTCTCATTAGAAGCGTTACAGCCTCATTTTCGCCTTCTCTGCCCTTCTGAATAGCCAATAACTCCATAGATTCCTTGTTTACGGCTATCATGCCTTCGGTTATCCAGGCATATTCAGCCATTAGATATGCTATATAGGTATCTGAGAGGACTACTTTCTTGCTATTTTCTTCCTTTACTTGTAATTCGGCTAATTCAGCCTGCTGTTTTTCGGTTATTTTGCCTTTTTCTTGCAGCTTATCGTTCAATTCCTTTATCCTAGCTTCCTGATTCTCTGTTAGAATAGGATTTGACCGGCTATTTGATAAGGCAGCTACAATCTGGGAACACCTAACCTTGAAACTATCGAAGCTTATCACTTTATCGACCATCTTCACCCTCCTTTTCTTCAGAAATGTACATTGGGTATATGTCTGGCATTACACCATGAGTAAGCAAGTTGTTAAGGACATTATCTAGCGCTTTGAATTGATCGTCAAACTCATCTGTGCCTATTTGTACCGTTTGCCACATTAATATTTCAGATGTTTCTCCTTGTCGGTATACTCTAAACTCGTAAAACGAGGAACTAGTATAGCTCATGTCTACTTCATAGATAGTATATTTTTCAGAGGCTATAATAGATTTCCGTATTAATGATAAAAGCTGATCCATCTGTCGGTTATACCGAATCTTATCCAATAATCTTCTGTTGTGATTGCTCATTTTATGCTTTGATTTATATTACTGAAGTCTATTCCCATGTTCAATACAATATATAAATTGTTATTTACCAAGGATTTGAATTATTATGTCTATTTAAATAAAGCGCCCAGACTTCTTCGTCCGTTTTGGATCCCCATTCAGGGATTTCACTTTTATACCATAGTCCATCTTGGTGATAGAGATAGTTTTCATTGACCCATTTAGCGAAATGAAGAGAAGTTTGTCGCGCATAATCAACCATGCAATCAAAAACCAACGGCTCAGTAATGTGGTCATTTGAGAAGTATTTTGGCGTTAAATACCACTTATTTAATATTTCCTGCATGTCCATAATTAATAACTTTTACCCTGTGAATAAACGCAATATAAATACCACTGGCCTTGCTCAGTTAGCTTCCATTTATTTTTTTGCTTACTGTAAGCCCAAGTTCTGCACATATGCTTGTAGCCGTAGCGCCAGTCCTTAATCCACTTGCGCATTTCAGGACTGTATTGTTGATTAGTTCTCGCTTGTTGTTATTCAGATACTCTCCAAAGTTCCCATTCCCCCAGGCCTTCTCTATCTGTTCATCTGTTATTAGTTCTTCTGGTTTATCCATTTATTCTGATTGTTTTTTAGGTTTTGCTTTAAATTTCGCTCTACATCTATCACAATATGCGGTTTTACTACCTGATCTTGATTGTTTTATACTGCCACCACATGAACAATGCCTATCCTTCAATAATTCAGCCATTTGAGCGTTAATGGATTTGTTTTTATGTTCTCTAATCGCGGCCTTTTCTTCTACTGTTGGTGGGCACAAGATCATCATCAAGCGCTTGTATTCCTTTGCAATCCACGGCTCCTCATGATGCAAACCATCTCCCATCATTTCCCCCAGCCGGATGAATTGTCTCCATAAATGTTCGTTTCCAGGCTCTTTATTTATCATTTCTCCAAGGGTATTTTAGTTTCCAGCACCAAAGTATTTTGTAGCGGCCTTTTGAATGTTTATCCTGCATTACCGGAAAGGTTGTAGTGGAATATTGCCGCTGATAAACGTTATCCCAGTATACATAAAGTAGTCTGCGCCTGCGTCCCATTCTTTAACACATTGAATCTATTTTGTCCTGTTTTTGGTTTTCTTCATCAGTTCTTGCAATTGATAACATGGCCCGTAATATTCCTTCAAATGCTTTGGCCGGGCTCGTTTATCGCCTAAGATTGTTTCTTTAGTCATTTGTTATAGGTTTTTTATAAACTCATATATTTTAGACTTCATGTCGGATTTAGTTCTCATTTCCTGAATAATATCTTCATGATTGGCTTCTCGGGGAATAACCTGCTGAACTCCCTTCATAAGCGATATTGCCTGAATGAATACCTCTAAATCATCTTCTCGAACATCCTTTTCAAGGATAACTGTAAGCCCTTTTATTCTGTCTGTCATATATGTTGTTTTATTGTTTAGGTGGTTCAGGAAGTTCACACCAATGAGTCACGGGAAGCCATTCTTCTTTGTCATCTTCCCATCCAAGCCGGTACTTTGTGTTATACCATGCGTGACCTACCTTATGATAGTCCAAGGCATATGTCAAATATTTGCCGCTATGTTCTGGATTTCTTTCGCTTACTGGTATCCATTCCATGTATTTATTGTTTTAGTATTGTTCTCTTACTTGAATTACAGGTAGTTGTTCGTCTGGGTTTAGAAGATTGGGATAACCATAATTTGCATTAGTAACAGGAGGATGAATAATTCCTGAACGAGCAGCAAATGACTGTACTTTAGACATGGCTTCTTCTAATTTATCAATTGGGCTATGGATTGTATCTTCAAAGGGGAGTTCAATTCCCACCCAGCGCTTTAGACCTGTCATGGTCATAAACTCTTCGCTATATTTTACTGTTCCTTGCATATAATTATTTATTGTATTTTTAAGTACCCGTTTTCTTCAGCCCATTTTTTGAGATCTTTTTCAGTAAATACATCTTCTGGATTGAAATTACCTTGAAGATGACCTATTAAATCTTCATCATCAATTTCGGTTAAAAGCTCATCTATATCTGGCGAATCCACTATCAATTTCATTTTTCTATATCCATCCGGCTTTGAAGTAATTTCTTCACAAGTAAATGATATCTCTTTTGTTTTTGCCATTTAATTAAAATTTAAGCCCCTTTCCATAGTCCATATATCATAAAGGGAGCTGGTTTTAATTTATGAACTACTTATAAGGGGCTTGGTTATTAAATATTGGTTGGGTTAGTATTGCCAAGTCACGGCTTTTACAGCCCACATTTGACTTGTTTGTGCTTCTGTAATAGCCACGGAGAGTTGGCGTTTTACTTCACCATTAGTCGTTTCATCACGAAAACTGATTAAGCATATCAATATACATAGCCTGAGCCTGCTTGATAGCATTCACCTTTTCATGACCACCTGGATTGAAAGTTAAGCCTACGGCTTTTTCGCCAAATGTTAATTCTCTCGTATCCTTCTGAGGAACTTCTGACATAATTGATTTGTATTTATTGGTTATTAATTTCTTCTGGCGTATCCAGTACTTGCCTGATTGCACTTATTATTTGTTCCAATCCTTCATCCTGTATTTCCCAGCACATTAAATTAAGATCAGCAAGCAGTACTGTTTCGTTTTTAAGAAAGCTGCGTTTGAATGCCTTACGATGTTCTTCGGTTGTGTTATTGTGGTTTATGAAATACAATTCTACATTTTTAACTGCGTTCAGCACACACTTCACACGGTATTTAAGATTTTGCTTGGTATCATCAACTATTAACCTAGCACCGTAATCGGCCAGCATACAACCTAATACCATTAATTTAATTGCATCTACTGTTTCTGGGTTGTTATATACTGTTTTCATTTGTGGGAGTTTAAAAGAAGGGGCCAGTAGAAATTGGCCCCGTATTATCAAATACCATTAACCATTAAACCTTATCCTGTAGCTACACCGGGATTTGAACCCGGACTGTACAGATTTTAAGTCTGTTGACTCTACCGTTGGTCTATGTAGCTATGTGCCACATCTTAACCATGAATAGAATAGATGTGGCCTTTTGAGTTCTTGCTGTATCCTGTTAAAAAAATGATCGGGTCTTATGATGGGACGTGTACCGCCGGATTCCATTTGCCCGACCTTAAGTAAGTATCTACTATATGATGGCAGGATTGGTTACCTGCTTATGTTCCAGTTGACAGAGGGCCGCCTATTTCATGGATTTTAAATCCACTATGCACCCTTGCATATCTCCGAAGATGTAGTCGATAATGTTACCACTACCCGAGTGCTGCCTATCGGAACTTATCTGCATCAGCGTTATTCCAGCCACATCACACAGTAGAAAGAAGTTTATTGGTTACACCACTATTAAACCGCCATCCTTAGCTGGTCGAATGTTAGACAATAATTCCGTTAGGAATCCCGCGGCTTTTAGCAACCAATAAATAAAATTCAAAGAACTTAGCTATGATCTGATTACTAGTTTCAGATAGCACCCTTTTTTGCAACACTAATCCTAGATGTAGGTGGCATAGCTAATTATTTAGTTTTTTCTTTAAGTCCCAGTTTATCTTTTACGCTTTTAGGCAGCTTACTAATCTTTAGAGCAATAGCCTCTTCAACGAAACGCTGAATTGGGCATCCAGTAATTGCCTTAATATTCCTAACTATATCTAATACTCCGTTATCTATTCTCACAGGAGATGTTTCCATTATTTCATCGCTTCCTTTCATGTAGCTAAATTACTACTTTTTATTACACTGCCAAATATTTTTGAAATAAAAATCAAAAAGCCCAAGATTCAATTAAGAATCTGGGCTTAGGAATAAATGAAGGCAAAAACTATACAGGCGAAACAAAAACAGAATCAATATTATAAACTCTAGTGTTCCCAAAGTCTAATGGGAGTTCTAAATCATATTTCACTTTTCCTTCATAGAAATGAACCGTTAATATTTCGGCTATACAATCTACGGTAGCTAACGACCCATCACCTTTTGAAGATAATCCAGTCAATTTCAATGATGCCTTATCTCCTATTTGAAACTGAGAAGGCAAAATACATCCGGATGAATTACTGATTGGTTTTTGTTTTTCGTATTCTTCCTGGAATGTAATTAAATCTGGGATAGAAACCTTAACCTCCCCGCTCAATAAGTGCTGTGTAAATTCTGTTTCGGTTGAATAAAATTGGCGTAGATGAGATAGCTTGTTAAAAAGAAATGAAGTAAACATACGAATTGAATAAACCGCTTTGCCGGTTCCTGCATTAAGGCCATAAATATAACCCAACTATTCTAATTTCAGTTATTCGATATTTTTTGATAACGGTGGAGGTATTGAAATTCTGATAACCTCCTTAATGGATCAAAAGCAAGTTTCATATAATGAGTTCGTGTCCTTATACGAAAAGCGTTGGAATATAGAAGAAGCATATAAGCTATATAAATGCCGCCTACAACTAGAAGCATGGTCTGGAAAAACTTCACTGGCTGTAAAACAGGATTTCTATGCAAAGGTATTCATTATGACCACTACTGCTGTTTTAGCATTTCCAATAGATGAACAACTAAGAAAAGAACAGGAGGCAGAAAAGACCACTAAGCACAATTACAAGGTAAACAGAACAAATGCCCTGTCAATGGTAAAGGAATCTGCGCCAAAAATGTTTATCCATAAAGCCATTTCTTCAGCCATAGATGCTTTTGATAAAATAGCAAGAGCAACAGTAGAAATAGTAAGACCAGGAAGAAAAGAAGCTAGAAAGAAAAGCCCTAAAAAGCCGCCATCCATGAATTATAAACAATTATAACAAAACAAAAACTTTGTCTATGTCAAATATTGATGATAGAATTATTTACGAGTTAATGGATAGCCTTAATCAATTAAAAAGAGAGATTAAAGATTTAAAAGAAGAAATAAGAGATTTGAAAAAAGCTGTTAAAGAAAATACAGATTTTCACTCACTGTGAATAGTAGAATGATAACTAATTTCTTCAAGCAGAGCATACAATATACGCTCTGCTTTTTTATTATTACAACCATTCAAATATCCCAATATTGTATCGGCCACTGTTTTATCATCTTCTGGTAATCTTTCATATTGTTGTGAATGCTCTTCTTTATTACTCATAATATATTATTTATTCTTAATTCAACGACATTGAATACCAAGTACCCACAAATCTAGGTACTTTCCCGTAAACCACCCCACCCTCGCTAATAAAACTGGGTACCCCTCGATTTACACTCACTGAGTACACCCCCTACGTTTAGATCGATGGTCGGTCAATGGGCAAACGTTTATCTGTAATGGGGTGGGCGGCGTTTCCCATTTTGCTTTCCAGGTAGTTATGTAATCTGCGCTGTTGTGGTTGTGATGGTCTATGGCTTTGACTAATTGGCGTTTAGGTTAGATTGCTTTGTGGTTAGAGTGTGGTGGGTTGGATTGGGGGATGGGGGGGATTGGGAGATATTTTGGTTAGGTTAATTAATGTGACTAACTTGTGACATCATGGCTAAACAACCTAACCTAATTATAATAGACTTGACGCAATGGACTACCCAAGTAGACAAGGCAGCGAATACTATAGGCAAGTCCGGTAAACCTGTCACGGTTGAATATATTAGCAAGCTAGTAAGACAAGGCAAGCTGAGGAGTAAATACATTAAAGAATTGGGCATCACTCTAGTAGAGCGTTAACATTTACGTGTTTTTACTCAATCTTAAAATAGCTTCAAAATAAATTAGGTTAGGTTAAATAACCTACATATCTTTGAAGGAACAAACAAGCAAATATGAAACAATATACCACTTCAGACTATTCTAATCCTGTTGTTGCTTTTTATGCGGCATGGGAAACACAGCCATATACCGAGGTAGAAACTAAACACAATGGTTGTTATGCGCTATGCACCATTGAGGGCGTCCAGTATATGGATAGCGAGTTATACGGCCATCTCAATAGTGTCGATAATACCGCTGCTGTACGCCTCATTATTGAGGATAAATACACATTTGGGAGCCCGGAAAGCTGTTTATCTTATACGCGCCATGCACGTGACTAATAACCCTATTCAATAACACCACTAAAACAAATTAATATGTCGCACACACTCAATGTTAAATCCGAAACTATAACACATTAATACATCTAGTCATGAACTACTCATATAAACAATTCGATCAGGATTACATGCAGGCTGTTAATTATGATAGCCGCACCTATTACAACCCTCCTATTACTATCGATGTGGATGGTGTTAAGTATATCCTGTCTTGTGGTACCTCAGATCATTTAACCACCATTGAAGATGGCAGTTATTTGCGTATTATCGGCGAAAACTTCAACCTTGATTATATGTCATTGACTGTAATCAATACCACTACTAAAGAAATAGATTCATGTTACGTTGACAATATAGAAAGTGAATACCCTGGTATTTTCAAGATAGAGACAGATCAGCAATTAGCAATTCTATCACAACATTTAGCATTTTAAATCAAACAATATTCAAAGCTCTAAAACTTAACACATGAAAAAACAAGATGAAACCGCTTATCCAGTTCCTGCTGAAAACGGCAGCTTCCCAAATGGCTGGAATATTAAACCTAAAAATAATTAATCATGAAAACAGAAATCCATATAACTGGTCAGATTAGTGGTAATATCCGCCTGCGTAATGCAATTATAACAGCAGTTTGCGAAGAACGGCGTGGCATGTTTAACTCTTATATACTCACATTTAAGAGCAATAAAGCGGCTGTAAAGGCGCTATCTGAAGGCTATCAGTACATGAGTCGTGAAGAGCCTAGAATAACTAACCGCATTGGTGGAATCAATTATTCCCGTGGTCACGCGCTAAATTATGACGCATCTAGGGCAGTAATACAAGACAATAACTCATAAATCCTTTTTATGCATAAAATTGTTTTTGAAAACGGACAAACAGTAGACAGTTATTACACTGATTATATTACCCTTATTACTTGGGAACAAATGTTTAACAGCAGGATAGCCACAATTGATGGTTTTTCTGTCCATCATTAACTAATTATCAGGACGGCGCACAAATGGCTGAACTCTAGCAACCAATAGATATTAGGCCATTTATTTAAATATTCCATATGTTAGTATCTGTACATAAATATCTCAATAGATTACCCACTTACCCAAATTTTGGAGATGTGAATAAATCTAGCTTCTCATTAGTGCGAATGGTGAATATTTCTGATTTATGGCCAAATCAGAGGGAAGTAGATACGGACGTGATTGATATTAAAGTTAAAAACAAAAATCTTTCCCCTATATATGTTATTCAGACAGATGGCAAACAATTTATTGTCGATGGCCACCATACTGTAATAGCTAAAAAATTACAAGGCAAAAAACGAATTAAAGTTAATTTTCTTCATCTTTCATAACTTACTAAAACTTAATATTATGAATATCCCTACAATCCCAAACTTTCACATCTTAATAGTTAAAGCTATGGGCGCAACTGATAATAAACCTGCCCGCGTTAAAATCATTAGCGAACGTTTTAAACAGTCTATTACGCTCCCCTATACTAACCATACCGGCGCAAGTAATCCGGCTATTGATACCGCTTTATTATTTATTACCAATAAAGGATGGAATATAATCGGCAAAGGAGAAGGTAAAGACCATATGTATTTAATAACCGATACTTTCAATGATACTTTTGAACCTTTAAAATAACTATATATGTTGACACTACAAGAATATCTTACTCAACAGGAGCCGGTGTACATGCCAATGGTTAATCTTATACCAGCTGAATATACCATCGAACATGAACAACTACGCCAAATTGTTCATATACACCATTATCCTGATTATCGTTATATGAAAAAAGGGAAATCAAATAAACTATATGCTATTAAGCCAGATGGCGATTGTGAGAGTGAAAGTTGTTTCTGGATATAAAGTTTGTTTGTGTTGTCAATCAGGCCGAAACCCATGCACAACACTAGGGGAGTAGGCCATTAATTAAATCACTATCATTTAAATGGGGAGGTGGGCTTAAAAGTAGCCATCCTTTAAAGAGTTATCCGCTTCCACAATAGGAATAACTTACCGAGTAAAAGCGGATAAGTAGGTGAACGGTGGAGATTCAGCGGGATATTTGGTGTAACAACACACCCTATTAAATGATATTAAATCTATTAACCTGTATTTAAATTATATATTATGTATGTATATATTCAATCAGAGCCCAATTTATGGACTGTAGGGCATTACGCCCCTAGTGGCATATGGATGCCCGAAAGCGACTGGAGCAGTAAGGAAGACGCCGCAAAGCGAGTAAATTACCTAAATGGAAGTAAGCAATAATATTATGGGAAGGGCAAGCCCGTTTGCCGGTTAACGGTGTCATGGAAGTATTTAACCGGCTTTATTTTTAAAACTTTTAATATTTATTATATGCGTAAAATAGCTGTATTAACTACCATTGTAGGCATTTGTTTTTTCTTATTATCCATTATTGCTGGATTATTATGGCTTTCCTTTAATTCATTCCCATCCAAAATGCCTAACTGGGCAAACATTTGCTTTATTGGTTCATTCCTGGTTATGATTATCGGCCTTTTAATGTGGCTCTATACAGAGAAGGATTATATTGTTTCTGAGATTAAAAAACTTTACAACTAATATTATATGCAAACATTAGAACAAGCGGCTATTGATTATGCCCCATCATATGAAAATATGCTACCCAAAGATACTCGTCTGACTACATTTATGCGAGAATCTTTTAAAGCTGGTGCAGAATGGCAGAAAGAACAATATAAAGAAGTAATTCACCTTATGAGCGCCTTAATAGGAGCCTTGCAGGCCACACAAATTCCGCAGTTATAACAAAAATTACGATGGATCTTAAACGTCTCCAAGACTGAGAGCCCAAATTATTAAAACCAAAACATATGCAACAGATAGACCTCACAGATGTACTAAATGCTCGAACCAGTGGCAGGCATTCAAATTTATTGAAGTGGGAACATTTTACATGGTTTTACCGCGCAACTAATTTACGCGATGAACTAATTAGATATACTGGGCCATCCAATTGGATAGCCGATCTTTTAAACTAAAAAGGGTTAAACTATATTTTATGGGGAAACATCTGGATTTATACAATAAATACATGTCAGAAGGCGAAAAAATACCATACCTCTCTGGGCATTATAATGGAGGTCTTTGTGGAGTTGCGTACAACTCAGATTTAATCGACAAAATACTTCTATCAGTTTTTGAGCCAACAATTGATAATGCAATAGAATTTAATATTTCAAGAACTGGATTCTGGGGATACGATTCTTACGGAATTGAATATGCTACAAAATTCACAGAATTGCGTCAAAATATAGTCTTATTCATGGCAGCTATGAACAATGAATTATAAACTCTTAAATTTTAAACAAACATGAAACAGTTATTTGCAACCCTAATGATTACTATTTCTTTAATGGCCTGTAAAAAGGATAATTCCTCAGTACAGCCTGAACATGAAAAAAGCACCTACCGGGTTTACCTATTGGGAGCTGCTGGAGATACAACACAATTGCCTGATATGATGGCCCGGGTAGCCACTGTGGGCCTTGATTCTGCCAAAGACGACAAATTGCGTGTAATACTCACCTCCTATCAAAACATTGGCGGATTGGGTTATTATGCGCTCTCGGTAACTAATCTACAAAGTTGCCAAATGTTATTGCGCTGGAATTGGGACGGGGATCTATTGCCTACTAGCATCCAGCCGACAGATACCACTGCTAATACTTCTCAAAGCGATGTATTAAAATCATTCCAGACTAAAACCTATGTGGTTATTGGTAATCCCAAGCCAGGAAGAATAAAAGTGCAGGCGCAAAAAATAAATAGTGATTGCCCTAACTCTAGCACATTGATTATTAACATAACACCCTCCATTTTACCAATTAAAGTAGTACAGCATAGTGCTAACTATGATAAAACAACTAACAAAACTACTATCGCCTTCACTGTTACTGACCCCAGCTCCTTTGATTGGATTTTAATTGACAGATACAAAGGCAATAATGAATGGGAGCAAGCAGCTTTAATTGGGTCAGATCATGAAACTAAAAACTATTCAATAAAACTATAACATCATGGCCACTTCGGATAAAATAAAGTATTTAACGGCTAGGAATGTGGAAGTTTTAGAATTTCCATTAAACAGCCAAAATATAATTCTCCCTAATGGCGTAGAATTAGCTTTACGGTTTGATCCAATTCGACAAGGATTAACTATCACAAAGTTAACAGAGGGCGAATTATTCATCCAACCTCATGTAAGTAATCAAATATTAATAAAATAATCAATGAAACAACAAACCCCACACCGCGCACACCGTACAAACATTCACGGCCTGTTTTTAATCCTATTCGCTTTAATGGCTCTTATTTATGCTTATGGTTGTAGCCCTCAAAGATCCGGCTGCTATGGAACTAGGGGCATGTCAGGATATAGTAGCGTGAACCATCTTAAGACTGAGAGTAAAATTATCAAATACGCAAAATAGCCTCAATCATTTACATTTAAATATCATAAACCATGACAATTCAAACATTAAGGAACAGAATAGTAGTACTCAAATGGTCATTAAATGAAAATGGCGCTACTATTTTATACCAAAGGACTGATAAATTAGATAAACAAATTGATCTCATATGCCCTCCTATAGATACTTGTCAGGGGCTTTCGTCTATTGCGTCTATTGAGGACTATCACCTCTCTCCATTAACTGTAACAATGAATGAATGCACGTACACATGGGAGAATTTCTCCCGACAATATCCGCTCAGTCAATTTGAAGCCATTATTTTAGCATCAAGAAGAGAGGCGGAAATGGAAGAGTCAAAAATGATGGATATATTAGAATTAGATGAAGCTATTAAAGCACTTTTATCATAGGTTAAGTTTTAGTGGTACTATAAGGTACAAACGCCCCATTCTATTCTTAGAATCTGGGGCTTTTTAATTAAAAAACCGGAACCATTGTAGCTCCGGTTAATGAAATTACTCTTTAAGAAATGGTGTAAAGCCCAGTTTTTGGTTTGTTTTAATGATTAGTTAATACTGTAATGTAACTAATTTAACTGAAATATAATTGCGCTTCGCGTTTTCTTCTGGCTGCTAATATTGGTTTTTTCACTCCATCTATTGTTGAAAACCGCCACATATAAAATGCATCTGAAATAGCAGGATCATTTGGATTAGCATTCACGCGTTTTAGGACAGTTGATTGTTTAAAATCAGATGCCCCTATATTATAACATAAGCTCAATAACGCATTAAATTGATTTTGGTTAATGTCGTCCCTAGTAGTACTATACACTGTCATTAAGAAATGTTCATTGACCTTCTCAAATAAATCCCATGCAGCCTGCTCATTGGGCAAAACCGGATCATATTTTGTAACCCTCTTTCCTCCTGGATACCATGTGCATCCAATGCCAATAGTCCAGATGCCAGCAGAATCTGGATACACATGTAACATTATCCCCTCTTCTTTAGCCATAAAGTCACGGCCTACACTATCTAGTGTTCTTATTTCCATTACTTAACTTTAAAGATGTAGTGATAGAACAAAATGAAAGTAATGTTCCAAATAATACCAATGCTTATATAATGCACCCACCATTCATGATGTGGCCTATAAACGACGATTGCGCCTGCCCCAGCACAAACCATTCCAGTGATACTTAAATGCCAGCTATCAATCTTATACGCGTCAATAACTTTCTTTGTAAACGGCAATCTAAATTTTATCTTTCTTGCATATTCCCATGAAACATCTTTACACCAGAATTTCTTGTTCCAGCTTTTGAAAATGCTTTCGTCAAAATTTGGGGTATTCTCAAACGCATCCGCAGCCGCTTTAAAGAAAGCAGCTACGAATACAAGCAGATATGACCAAAGAAACGTCATTTTGTTTGTTTTTTAATCCTATTTGCGAATGCTGTATCCGTCTTAGAAGAGTCATACTTAATGGGTCCATCTCCTAATGCCTCGATACTATCTTCTTGTTTAGCTGCATTAGAATCTTCTATAACTGAATTGCGCTCATTTAATGCCGCCCTGAACCCGCAAACATATATGATAGTTCCCATAGTAAGGGCACAAAATATCTTTCTAATCCAATCATAATTAGGGTCACTCATTTTAATGAAAATAATAGCGATTAATATAGCGCATAGTACATTCAATCCCACTCCAACGCCTTGCCAAAATGGAGACATTGAACTCCATGCAGAATAACAAAAATCTACAATAGCGAGCACTCCGCCAAACAATATACATATGTATAAGAGCGACCCTAATTCACCATCTTTTCTTTTTTCAGTAGTCATTGATTTTTCATTTTATTGTTAAATAATTCTGTCCATCGTAAATCAGTTAAAATACTACCACTTCCTGCATAAGTATCTGAAATTATAATAGCCGAATCTAAATCTTTTATCAATAATACTCCTGGCCCTTCCCAATCTTGACTAATTATTACTCTAGAATAAATCCAATTTTGAGGCGAATCTAAGTGATTATAAGCATCTATTGCCCAATCAATTTTATTTTCGTGATAGATATTCATATTTTCCTGCACTGTTTGTTTTTTACAAGAAAGGCACAATACTGATGCTATCAATATGTTTATTAAATTCACGAAATATCTATTTTATCTCTGTTAATAATTCTACGTGCTTCATTTATATTTTCTTCAGCTTGCAATTCGGTTTCACTTCTAGCAAGTATTCTACCTGCCGCAAATCCAATAAATAACATTGTACCAATAGCTAATATGTGATTTATCATTATCTAAAACTTAATGGCAAATGAACATCCAGCGCTTTAACTGATCCGTACTCTGACGTATACATCCGAAACCCAACTATTCTATACCTGCGATCCTGATACATCAGGCCAAGCCCTGCCGCGTTAGGTAAAACAGAATTAATACTCATTACCCCCATTGACCAATATAATCTTCGCCTTGGCTCAAACTTCTTTAAATTAATTGAATCATTTTTCAAGCAATCATTTAAATTATTTTTAACTAGCTGCTTTTCTTTTGTTAGTTCGTTTATTCGTAACTGTTGATTATTTATTCTTGAATTAAGAGATTGTTGCAAATCGCTCATTTCATCCCGCGCTACTTTAATTCTTTTCTGCTGTCCTTCTAATTCAGTAAAACATTGAGAGCATTCATTTATATATTCATTCGGAACCAGCGTAACATTTGTATCCGCATTAACTGTTGCCGGCCTGTATTTAATTATGAGTTTATTTATTCGGTTATTTGCTTTATCAAGTGTATCATTAGCCGCATCCAAAGCATCTTGTTGCATTTCGATAGTATGATTATGAATACTATCCGAAAAGGTATATTCTTCTTGTGTATTTTTCTGATCCAAACTATCTTTTATAGCGCGTTGAATAAGGATTTTATTAGCTTCTTTAAGCTGGACATTTTCGGCTAATGTAGCTTTATTATTGTGACACCCTCGAATAGCAGAAATTATTATGCATCCTACTCCTATAAGAATGGCTCCCTTAACCCAATTAGGTATATCAATTTTAATGTCTATGCTCACGCTACAAAAATTTAAAATAAAAATATCGCCTCGTCCGTGTTGCTTAATCAGAGCCTTTGGGATCTGCACGAATGAGGCGATATTCTATAAGGTCTGATTAAGCATTCCAAATTTATACGGAATTAATAACTTCCCCAATTTTTTTTTGTTTTTCTAAAATATCTAATTCTCGCATACGCCTGTCCTGATTTTGCTTTACAACGTAAAAAAACAAACGCGCGATGCCGTAAAGTACAGCAATTACGAACAAAATAATCCCCTTAACGTTTTCAATATTAAGAAGAACTATTGCACCATAGCCAGTGTTGAATGCCCATATTATAATTTTCTCCATTCTTTTCTTAGACGGTTTAATAGTTGCACTAGGGTTATGAATAGGGTTAGGTAGAACATATAATCCACTACCTGTATATTGTTGACGTCCTTTGTTGTATTTTGGCATATTACTTCCCATATGAACCTAATGAGTGAATAAAAGAGTATTGGAAATATTTCAGCGCGATAGGTAGGTAATAATGAGTAAATAGTTAATATGAAAAGTACATCTTTTAGCATAGCCCACTCCCAGTAATAAGCCTTCCATATTTTAACTTTGAAGTTGGCTACTGCTAAAAAAATAAGTAAGCCGCCTTGGTATAGGCCAAGAGCGGCTTTAACTATATTATGGGTTCCCAGATGGGTCTTCTGGATGGTTTTGTCCTGGCCCTTCGTCATCCGCTGCCATAACAGGAGGAGGCGTTTGTGGAGGGGCTGGCGGTTGGGCTTCTTGTCCATCTAATAATTGAATGATTTCTTTAAGCAATTCATACAATTTTTTATCTGCCGGATGAGCATGTACTTCATTATGATTTTTCCAGATTTCCAATTTCTGAAGTAAATCTACTTTTTGTGACATTGATTTATTTTTTTAATTACGGTTGATTCGGTAATTGAATTCCATCTTTTTGAGCCTGCGATTGCAATATTTTTTCGCTTTTACCAAATAGAAACCACCCTATATTTTGACATAAATATCCAAACACAATAGAGATACAATTCAAGAAATTAATAAAGTATACCTTCCATTTAGCAGCTTCTAAATTTTTAAGATCGTCTTTTGTCACATCCATATTTATGAAGTTCGGCAAAACAAATAATGCGATCAATAACATTACAAACCCAAAAGCAAATGAAGCTGTTTCTTTTGTAAAATGCATTTGTAATGCCTGCTTAAATGTAATTTTAATATTATTTCTTTGTATTTCCCAGCTTTTCTTACATGCATATGCTGCTTGACCAAGAAACCAACCTATAACTAATATTATGTAATTATTCATATACTTATTTTTTATTAATATATCGCCCATGCAGATGTTGAAATAGCTCGTATCTTCTTTGAATCATATTGAGCAGGCAATGTAAATGAATTAGCGCCATCAATTTGGTCTGAACCGGCTCGCTGTATCGTAACCGTATTACCGCTATTATCTATTCTTTTAAATACTAAATCCAGACCCATGTTCCCTGCGAATGCAGCACTGGCAGCAGGCAATGTTATCGTAATATTTCCTCCACTTGCATCAATTACACAAAAATTATCCGTTAATCCTAGTGTGCTTGTAGATGATACATTTGTTATCCCATAAAAATTACCCTGTTGTGATTGGAAGCCATTTCTAACATAAGCTGAATTACCGGTGGCATACAGAGGCATTGTAGTTATGGTATTATCTCCTAATCCAACATTATTTAAAGTGTCAACATATAACCCAACTCCTCTTGTGAATGGAGAGTACCCAAATTGCCATGATTGTCTGCCAGTGCTACCTGGATCAATAGCAGATGCGTATGCCCTTGAACCATCTGATTTAGCTTGATAAAAATAATTTGAATATACTCTAAATAGATTAGCCCCAGAAAATGTTAAACTATTACCGCCACCTGTAACAGTTCTATTACCTGATAATGTACCATCTCCACTGTATATTGTAGTGGCAGTTCCTAAATTAGAAGGAAGAATCCTTTTAACTCGATTACTATCTGTTGTAGCTGATGTATCCTGAATCAGCACATAATAGGGGCCAGATGGAGATGTAACAATTGGTACACTATCTTTTTCGATAGCCACTGACCCATGTACAGCCAACCCCCTACTTTCATCTGTTCCTGCCGATTCGGTGTTGTAGAAAATTGTTAGCCCTCCACGCGCCCAATATCTGGCGCGACTTAATGTATTTGCTATAGAATAAATATTCAGGCCATCATCGTTAGCATATAACGACCAAGCAGCTGTGCTTGATTGTCGTGAATCAATTGACACACCAGCAAGAGAACCATATGTGAACAGCGAACCGTGAACGCCAGCATGACCATTTACATCCAATTTATAATTTGGTACTATGGTTCCTATACCTACGCTACCGGATGCAGTAGCAAAGTAAGCGTCTGCCGTTGATCTTAATGACCCCGTAACGGATAACTTATATGTAGCTGGCGTTTGCGCGATTCCGACATTGGTGCCGTCATCCTGAATTGTTCCATCTATAATTGTATTAGCATCTAAAAATCGTGATACATGATTAGATGAGCCATTCCCCCAAACGAGTTTCTTGGGGCCAGCACTGTTAACGAAGTAAAGCGCATCATTAGAATAGTACAGAGACCCTAATGGTTTTGAATCATTGGATATTGTAGCTATTGCACATGTTGCAAATTGTCCATGACCGGTATTGTTAGGGTGAATATGATCGGTAGAAAGCCCAGTTAAAGTATCATAGCACGTATTCGTGCGAACTAAGTAAGTTTTCAACCTGTATGCTGCGGGAAAAGAATTAACAAGGCTGTCCACCTTATTGTTCATTGTGTCTGTCTTTATATCGGAACTATTGGATGGGGATGTGGAATAGCCTGTTGAATCCATATAAGGTATATTCAACACTAGCAACGGTGGTGCGCTGGCCGCTTCTCTAAGGTGTGAGAAATAATCTACAATAAACACTCCACTTCCGTTATTAACAACTTTTACTGAGTGTGCCGCATAACTCAATCCTGTAATAATCATAGCCATTGGCGCACGATTATCATTGTTGCTAAACCCATCTCCGATACCATCTGTCTGATTGTCAGTTGTACCTGTTTGTTTTAACACACCATCCACGTACACAGAAAATGCCGAACCTGCCTGAAACGAAGACGTCTGCCCAATTAGCCCTATGCAGATAGTACTGTCTGTAAATGCATATACTATTGAATCATTCACAGTTGAAGTATACGCCGCATTTGTGCTTTTACCTGCTTCTAATGTTGCGTCCCAAGACGCTGTCCATGCTCCATACCTAGTAACTCCACACGATGTGCAACCAGATTGCACGTATGATTTCATAAAGTGATTCACAAAAATGCTCTTATGCGCATTAATAATTTTATTCAACGTTTTAAATCCTGTTGTGCCTAATATATTATTTCGCCGGATATCATTAAAACCAACCATTACTGAAGTCATAGCGCCATTCGGGATAGGAGTGTACCTGAAATGTTGTGATATAGCGGTAACAGCACCTGTTCCACTTATAGCGTAATTGCCCACAGGCTTGCCGAGGGACTTACCAATACGGTATATATATCCAGAATCTGTTTGAGGTGACGCGTTTAAACCAACGGTTATGCTATTGCCAAATGCCCTTACAGTATCAATAACCTCGATTGCATTTAGCGTTATATAATCAGCTCTGTGCTGAATAGCTGAAGTGCTGTCTACAGTTAATTCATTTATTATAGAATCGTATTGAAATGACGATTCACCTGGACTTAATATGCCTCCTACTCCACCAAAACCAACATTTTTATACGCCAACGACGGGCTTCCTCCGCCTCCAGCTCCCGAAGACCATCCAATCATTTTTACTACATTACCAGATGCATCAATAGCAATAGGCTTATATGTTGTCGTATCTACTTGCGCAGTTAAGGATGGATACCCATCCCACGTCCATTGACCACTACCTGCCAGATTAGCCTTTCGTGCGAGGGTAGCATTATTTAAACTCCAAAATTCCAACGCAGATGTTCTGGATGCATTAGTGGCATCTGTATACTTCCATATGATCTGATTGGATAATTGATCCGCTGTTGTAGTTCTAAGATTAAAATCTATACTACCACCAATCCCATTAGCCCCAGTTACACTTGATGATCTAGTAAATGATCCTACAGATTCTACTGAATTTGTAGTAGCAGGCATATTTATACCTTCAAATACTTTACCTGTTGTACTCTGGCTATATATAGCACTCCCATCTGTAGTTAAACCAAACAATCCAATACCGCCGCTACCCGTTGCGGTTCCATAAACACCCACACCAGTTGTGGCTACTCCAAATAAACCGCGCCCATCGGTCGTAGTCCCTTTTACAGCTGTTCCTACACTACCAGTCGTGGTAACATCTAATTGAGCCCCATCTCCAGATGCGCTTACCCCAGAATAAATAATTCTATTTGCTCCTGCTGCACTACTTATGGTAGTAGGCTGAATTAATGCCCCTCCTAATTGTATATTGGCCCCAGTTTTTGTTAATCCATTGTTGGCTGTAATTACTTGTCCGGTTGAGTCAAGAATAGCAGAAGTATCAGACCCTATAACAAAATAAATACTATCAATCCCTTGCGTTCTATAGATAGTATCTACCCCGCCACCTCCAGAAGCACTTCTAAGAGAAATTAAGCCTGCTCCATTATCGATGAAATCTGAATTATTAAATGTAGCTACCCCTAATTGTCCAGTATTGTTTGCTCTTAATGCACCAATTATACCAGTAGTTTGGTTAAATGTTATAGGTGATGTGCCAGATAACAATCCGCGAACTTTTAAATAATAATTAGGGATCATGCTTGTATCAGTAGTAGCCAATGTCCCATTCCCGCGTATATATTGCGCAGTTGTTCCGGCACCAGATACGGCTATTGTTCCAGAAGTAGTTATTGGTGAATTGGTAACAGAAAAAGCAGCGGGCATCGATAATCCCACGCTAGTTACAGTCCCTGAACCACCACCGCCACCCCCAGACGATCTACCTAATATTTGAAATGTTTGTTGCGTTCCATTATTAATTGTAAATCCAACTGTTGAATCATTTACACGATATACAGTATCTACCCATCTTTTGCCAACTCCCCACCACTTGCCAGTAGTATCTGTTATATTTAACTTTGTATTTATTCTATTGCTTAGTGAAATAGTATCCCGATCTAATAATGATCTAAACCATAAGTTTCCGCCTGCGCCAAAATAAAACGCCGTATCACCTCCTCCTATTTTTACTAATTGAGTTCCAGGATAGCGAGCATTAAATAAGGATGTCCCCACAAAATTCACCAAAGGGCTATCTAATATCATCCATTGTGCTTCAGTATTCCCGGTAAATATTCGCGATCTAAATGTATTAGCTGGCAACTGCGCTATAACGTTGTAGCTAACAAACAATAAAATAATTGACAATAATTTTTTCATACTATACGTTAATAAGTTGTACAAAATGGATCATATAAAGTTGCCCATTTGATACCCCTTGATTAAAATCTATAACTATATTACTGGGATTATATGTTGCGGTAAATGCAACCCTATCACTACGACCATATGGGACTTCTACTCCATCTAAATCTACATTAATAGAGGGATTTACTACTCCTGAATAATTCAGAGTAAGCTGCGTATCCCCGGCATTCATTAATGACCCGGATTCTCCAATAACGAATTGGATAAAAGGTGTTGCTATTGTCACGTTTTGCCCAGTTGAAGGATTAACAATATTTCCTGTTGCCCCACTTTCAATTATTCGTCTTGCATCCCGTACATATGGATCACACAGCGAATACATATAATTTGCCATTTGTGGCAAATTTAGATTGGCGGAATCAAGGTTATTCTGCCAATTAATTACTTTTCTGGTTATAAACAATAAGGTAGACTGCTGAAATCTACTATTATCATTTTTAAATAATAATTTCTCATTATTCCCATCTGCTGCTAAATACATACAGACTCGTGCGTAATTTAAATATGTTGCAACTTGAACTGCCATTTAAAAAAAGAAGGATGAGTTATTTTTCAAATAAAGACCTCTATTTATAGCCGCCTGTGCTGAAAATTGCTGACCATCATTAGTCGATTGTTCTGCACAACTAATATCAACTATTAATTGAAGCATACTATTATACCAGTTTGCATCTCTTAATATGTTTGGATTGTCAGATAAAGTACTTATTTGACCAGACAGAAATGTATATAAATAATTCAAAAACGTTTCAACTGACTGGGCCGAATAAACCGACCCTGGTTGAGGATTATTACTTAACCACACCACATTTACTAATAATGAATAATCTGTATTTAATACTCCGTTAATAGTAATAGATGTTCCCGCAGAAAATGGGAAATCAATATATGATGTGATAGTTCCCGTAGGTACAAGGGTATTCCCATCAACTAAATAAACATAAATTCTTCGGCCAGAAAACGTCCCTTGATTTTCGCTAGAATAACTAGAAGTATCATTGACAATAAAACTAGTTATATCAGATGTTTGCGTTATTGAAAATTGACCAGTAAACATTAGTTTTTATATTTAAATATGAATCCTTTTGTTTGTTTTTGGTCGCCACATAATACCGAATAAATATATCTTTTATCAATACTCATTTCACTAGCCGCTTCATGAACGGAAACATATTCTTTTATTATATTTAAATTCAAATCATACATTGTGACTGGTCTTCTCATTTTATTCCTAGCCTCTCTTCTTGCCATAATTGCTTTTGGGGTAGATTTAATCCCCAATGTATATTTTTTACCAGTATTTGCTTTCTTTATACTTTGAATATGCTCTTCAGATAGCTTTCTCCCCTTTCCTGCATTAGATATTTTAATTCTCGCCTCTGCTGTTATTGTCATCCCCTTACTACCTATCCCCCCATCAGTTAGATTCAGTCCATTCTTTTCTGGCCATTTATTATAATTACACATATTTGTCCTAATCCAAAATATTTCCTTCCCCTCTGCATATAAATGTGTGTCCTCAAATTCCTCAATTACTTCTATTGAATGGTTGTTAAACCCATATGTAACCAAAGAATTATATAGTAATCTCTGCTTCTTTACAGAACTATTTAATGTTTTATATGCTTTAAATCGGCGCTGAAAATAAGCGGTACAACCTACATATACTTGGCCTATGGGATTGGTAATTTTATAGATAGTCCATTCTTTCATTTCAGAAGAAGGCAAACTCATACAAATCAGGTATTTATTTAATAAAAATACATTTATTTTTTAACTTTTACCATCACTTTTGGAGCACTTGATGGGGATGTTTGCCCATAAGCTGGGACAGTATTTATCAATTCAGTAATTCTTGGATTTTTACTAATCACCTCATCACGTAATTGCTTAACAATTTTCCCATAAGCTGGATTTTTCTTTAAATTTAATGGGTTGGCATGGGTAACTGGTATCCCATAATAGCTTTCATTTACATGCGGCCCTGCTGTTTGACGAGGGGTAAGAATCCCAAGACCATTATATGTCTGAATATCATATTCTTCCCCATGAGGAAGAACCCCCTTTTTTCTTAATTCTTGTGCATATGCTAATTTCTCCTTAAGGGCTTTCGCTAAAATGTTAGCATTTTTATCACGCTCTGTGGGCAATCCTTGATCTTCAAATGTCCCCCAAGCTGATCCATAATTAGGGTCTAATTGCCCCATATTAGTCTCTTGTAATGCAATCGCTAAGGCAGTGTGTGGACTTACCCCTTGGGCCTTTGCATGTGCAATGATGGCTTTTGCATCTTCTTCATTTATTTTTATTCCTTTCCCTCCTATATTTTTAAAAGGAGTACCTGTTGCCGGATTAATTTGTCTCTTATCCTCTAATTGGATCAATCGCGTGGCATCTGTCGGCTTATACAAGGTAATAGGATCGTCCGGGCCTGTTTCGGACATAGAATTTAAATTCTGAACTCTTACTTTAGCCATATTAATTATTTTTTACTTTTATGCGTATTGGATAGATAACTCTACCTGTTTTCTCTAATTTAACATTAGGGACATTATATGGAATACCTTGTGGATTAATCGCATTATTAACGCCTGTCCCTATTTTATACCCATTATTGGCAAACCAAGTTCCTTCTTGGACTGGCAGTTGTATTCCCGTATTCGTTTCTCTGGCATAATCTTCTGCATTATCCCCTAAGTATTTTAACTGCCCATTTATTCTAACAATTTCTGGGAAAACATATCCCTTCCCGTCATCCCCCATAAAATGGGTCGATCTTTCTGGTTCCCCTTGAATCTGAATAGAGGGCGCATTTTTTTCATACAGCCTTTGCACCCAATCTAAATGTTTATTTGCATTTAAAACACTATCTACATAAGCTGTTTTGTTGGATAAAAACAAAGGATGCGGCTTAGGTTGTATTTTAACTTTAGCCATATAATTTAATGTTTAGTTGTTTTTGTTTGTTTGCCCAATTTAGTTGTTTTACTGAATTTACCGGTTGCACCTGCCCCTCCTCCACTTCCCCCTGACTTGGGTGTATATGTTTGCGCACCGATCCCCAAGAATGATAAAACTCCAGCAACAGCCGCGCCATCTGCTCCTGAATCTTTTCTGGCATCATTAATATCATTCCACAGCATGGGTACTGTTAATTTCCATGCATCTTTTAATTTAACTTCTTCCCCAACTATATTTTTACCCAAAGTCACATCAACACCAAATCCAACCAATGGTGACAACTTGCTTCGTACTAAATTTGCGCCTACTACTTCTTGATTTTTAGTATCAAGTTTCTGCATTCCTCCATTAGTTTTTCGTGTAGCTGTCAAGATTTGTGCAAATGCCCTGATGTATTGAGCACCACCACCCCAAATATCATATCTGCTGTTTCCTACTTTCAATTTACCAAAATCACTACTTCTTGGGTCGGATTCCACTTCGGCTCCCAGTCTATGCGCCATTGCCAAAAACGCGACTCCAGTAATCGTATATTGAGCCATATTTTTTAAAGCCATTATTCTTGCTGTTTTTGGCAATTTGTAATAGTAGTAAGGATTCAATAAATTAATATTGGATGCTATAAGTCTTGGTGACCAGAAAGGGATGGCTAGTTGCCCGGCAACCGGCTCAAACGCACCTAATCCACCCCTGCCGGTCATGTTATTTACCGCGCTTGCCCATCCTTTATATTCATCTGCTGCATTTTCAAATGTTTTTCCTTGTTTTCTTAAAATATCAACCCCTTCCATAAACCAATCCACCCTAGCCATGTTCGCAGCCGATGTAAATGCCCTTTCACTTGCCTTTGCAACTTGTCCAGCTACTGGTATTTTATGAATCAATTGTGAACGCCATTGTTCTTCTCGCATTGATGCATGAAGTGTATTAGGATCTAACACAGCCAATCCTGAATCCTCAATAAGTTTCCATGCAGGTGAATTATGAAGGTCGTATAACCAACGATCATATCTAGCTTGTGAAAATGCTTGTTTGGCACTTTCCCAGAATAATTTAGCGCCTTTAATCGGATGAGTAACCATGAACTTTATTCCTTGCCTTCCAAAGAATGACATATCAGGATTTGTTTGTAAAGTTCTAACAACATCCAGCGATTCCGATGCTAAATCTTTTGCCTTTTGTAATTTGCTACGATTCTCATATTCTTGTTTAGCCAAACGAGCTTCCCGATCCAATTTTAATTTTATCATTTTATCTTTCAACTCAATAGCTTCCTGATCTAATTTAATTGGTTCTGGTTTTTCATCTGGGCCATAATCTCCTTTTGCTATTTTATTTTCCAGGTCGGCTATTTGAGATTTATAGCGCCCCTTTAATGCTTCTAATCTTTTTTCATCCGAAATCCCCATCTCATCTTCTAATCCCTTTATTTGTTTCTTCAATTCTTCTATCCTTTGATTCCTTGCTCTTACCTTTTTAGGATTAGAAGGAACTTGCCCATTAAGCAATTGATCTAATTCATTCATCAATTTTGCTTCTCTACGCAAATCATATAACTGTTGTGTTATTTGATTTCTGGTTTGTTTTTTATTATATTCTCCAGCTATTATATCATGAACATCGTTCTCTGTTATTTTGGGTATAATATCTTTTACCTGATTATGAACTGCTTTTATTACATCTGGCAATTTAGTAACTCCTTCTTCTACTAAGTTTTTAACCAGTTTCATTACATCAGGAGATATAGCGGCTAATTCTTTTGCATAAGGAAGTATAGATGCTCCTAAGTTCTCCTTAGAAGATTTCTTCCATTTTTCTACAATATTTTTTAATATCTCTTGACGTTCAGATTTATAATCTTTCCCAATTTGTTTCTTGGCTTCTTTTGCTTTTTGTTCTACTATTTTTTGCGCCTTTTCTTGATTACTTTTTTCTTTTTGTTCTGCTAATTTCTTTTCATATGCTTCTTTAGCGGCCTTTATTTCCTCATATTCTTTTTTAGATACCCTTATCTGTTCATCTGTTAATTGGGCCTTATTAGATTCCCTGTCTCTCATTAAAAAGTCTCCCAAAGTTTCCTCAACAGGAACAGAGCCTTTACGAGCTACTAAAGCCTTACCTTGAATCCTACCCGCCACATTAAACAAATCCTTTGTTCTTATTAATTGATCTTGTAATTGTCTGTTATATGGGTCTTTATCTATTTTGGCTAATAAATCACCCATGTATTGTAGCATCATTCTAGTTTCAACATGATCTGGAGTAATTCCATTTCTTAGCTTTGTAAATAATTCATCTAATGCGCCTGGTTTTTGTAATTGTTTTGTCGCCTGTTCATCCCATTCGGCTACTTTCTCAGGAGATTTTTCATAGGTTGGCAATCCAAACTCTTCGGCCATTGCATCCATTTGCCTATGAGTTATCCCTGCCATTGGCGGTTCACCTACTTTTTCTTCACTCGAACCTTGACCCGTTTCTTCTCTCCTTCCGGCTTGTTGCTCAGTTTCTCCGCGCTCGGATGTGTTTGGCGGTACTTGTTGTATGTCATTGCTGCCAGTGTCTTGGCTTCCTCCTCCGATTTCCCCGCCTTTAGGTATGAGTCCCTGATTTCCTCGTACATCTTTGGCATGTGTTAATTCTTTATTGTTTAAAAATATATTTGTTGTTTCATCAGTCCATTTACCATCTGTTTGCTTTAACGCTTCTAATGCTCTCATTACTTTTGAATGGGTAACAACATGGGTATCTTCAGGTAATGATTTTATGTATTCATTAGCTTGTTCCATTCGTTTAGTGAAGTCATTGAAACTTTCACCACCAGGAACTAATTCATTATGCTTTTGCGCCCATTCTGATTCATTAAATGATCCTTCTGGCTTTCCATCAAATTCTCCAATATCCCATGTATTTAATATTGGAGTTGATTCAACTGGTATTTCTTTGCCAGATATACTTTTAGCTTCCACCGCAGCTTCATTAGCAGTTTGTTTCGCTCTCTCTACTTCGCTGGTTACAATTTTATTCTTGTTATTATCGACTATGTATTTCCCTAATTCTTTAGCCTCACGAATACCTTGTTCAGATAATTTTGATGGCTCAATCCCATTTTCTTGCCTAGCAGCTGTTTTTGTATCCTCCCCATGTTCAGATACTACTATATGGCCAATTTGTTCTGATGGCACCTTCCCGGCCCCAGTTTCAGATGACTCAATTTCTTTTGGGTATAATTCTTTAGCTTTATTTACTATTTCTTCTCCAAATGCATCTATAGTTGCCTGAGCGGTAGCTGGATCATGAGCCTGTTCTGCTATGTCTTTCATATGAGTCCCCAACTCTTTTTCTGTTGCATTTTTTAATACATCAACAGCAAATCCTTTTATTCTACCATCTTTTATTTCTTTATCTATTAATTTTTGCAATTCTCCACGATCATTCCCCTTTGAAATATTTACAATTTCTTCATTTAAAATTTTAATACGTTCTTTTAATTCAGGATGAAAGGCCGGATCAACTTTTTCAAGTTGTCCTTCCAATATATCACGCTCTTTTATCTTCGCTTGAATTTTCAATCTTTCTGTTTCAGGAACACTTTCGGGAATTGAAGCATTTATTTCTTTTTGTTGCCTAATAGCATTTTGTGCTGACCGTAATTCTTCAGGCGAAATGACTCCTACATCTTGAAGATGATTAAATTCCTGATTCAATACTTCTTCTGGCATTTTAGATAATCCATGAAGTATTTTATTATAGGTTGATGGCTTCAATAAATTAGCAAACTTACCTACCATCGCGCTTCCAACAGTTAAAATGAATCCCATTTTAGATTGATCCGCAACACCCTCATCTGTAGATACTGATATTCCTTGTTGTTGAGCTAATATATTTTTAATAGCTTGCCCACCTCCTGCGACGCCTCCTATAGCTATTCCTTCTAACCCTTTCTCAACACCAGCTTTGCCTAATTGCTTCAATGCACTAGCTACTGATTTAGTAAGAAGTGTATTAGTTCCGGCAGCAGCACCTGATAAATTTTTTATACCTACAAATCCCATTACTGCTCCAGTAATCGCATCAGTGGCTGCTTGATGTGCCGATAATTCTTTTGCCTTTTTATATGCATCATAATCAGGCATATCTGGATGTTCTTTTTTTATGGATGCATAATTCTGTGGCAACGCTCCGGCATATCCTAATTTATACATTTCGTGGGATGTAATACCTCCCGCGGCAGCTGCTCCTCCTAATGGTGTTGTAAAATAACTTGCAACAGCTCCTCCCACTAAAGGCTTTATTGGCGTTCCTCCTAAAATAGAACCAGCTTCACCTAATGCACCATCAGGCACTTTTGTAGCTTCATCAGGATCATAATCCTTCATTTTGCTATTAAGTTCTTTTATGATAGCTGCTTCATTCTCTGTTTTAGTATAAAATTCATAATCTTTAAAAAGTTGATTCTTCTGTTTGAATCCTGTAGCTAAACTTCCAAAAAATCCTTGTGGCTGTGTAAGGACACCTCTTTTTATATCATAATCAAAATCACCACTTTTAAGTTTAGCTACATTCTTTAAAACTTTATCTTCTTTATCAGATCGTTCTTGTGCATCTAATCTATATATATCTGCCTTAATTTGACTAGCTCTTGCTGGATCTGTATTTAATAAATCTTTTACTTTTTGTTGTAATGCTTCCCGGGCCATTGCCGGATTCGTAGCCATTTCATTTTTGTAACGCTCTATTTCATGTGGTTGCACATCTATAGGCTTCTCAAATTGCTTGTCTAATTGTTGAGCTTGAAAATTTACCGGCCCTTCTTCTTTAGGATTAAATCCCAATTGCACATTTTTAATTTTCCCCTCCATATCCTTTTTACGATCATAGATAAGATTGCCTATATGTGGGTCTATATCTCCTAATTCATTTGATACTCGTGTAGCAGCTTGTCCAATACTTTTAGTGCGCTCGTCTATAGGAATAGCATTAGCTTCAACCATTGGCTGATATCCTTCTTTTGGAATATCTAACCAATTGGTCATCGGCTTAAATTCTGGGGCCGACTGTTGTGGCTGTGATTGCTTCTGAATGGGTTGATAATTTATCCTCTCTTTATACTCTGGATATTTTTGAACCATTCTATCAACCAATTCGCTATCATTAACATCCTTATATTGAGGATATTTCTGCTTTATTCTTTGCGCAAATTGCTCTATGGATAATTTATCTACTGGCATTTAAAATAATCCTAATGGGTCTTGATGATTAGTTGATTCTTTTTTAGGGCGGCCTCCTGACATTGTTTTGCCTAATTCTTTTTTCGTTTGCCCTTTATACCCCAATGCTAATTTAGTTTGTTCTAGTGTCATTGGTTGGCTATAATCTTCATCAACTATGGGGTGTCCATTTTCATTTTTTAAAACTACCGAAGTACCTTTTATTGGATTTTTATCCTTATCCTTTTCTGGGCCATATTTATAAAAAATAGGCCATATCCTACCCTCTTTTGTTACAAATATTTTATCAGGTTCACTTTTACCTCTGGTCAGAGCCTTACTTAATACAACATCTCCTTTAAGCTCATGAGCTAACGTTGTCGTATGTGGAGTATATATCTTCATTAAATTCCTGTCATCAGATTGAGCTTCTTGAACAGATTTTTCTAAATAATTGTCAATCCATGTATTGTTTAATTGGGTATCATTTGGATCAATTCTTTTTCTATAATCTATAAGTTCTTTTGCATTTTTTTGCCTCATTCCCATTAATGCTAACTCTCTGCCATATGTATCTTGCCCTTCCTTATATTCCGTAGCCTTCATATTGTTATCTATGATAGATTTAACCGCCCACGCATCCCGTTCATTATCTATCGGCTTACCTAATATTTGTTGAGAAACTGCATCGTATTTTTTATGCATTAAAGGATCATTCATTACTTCAGAGAATGTTTTTACTGCTTCGCCTCTCCATCTCCTATCTGTATCATATGCATTAAATGCATGTTGAGCTATTACTTTTTGATTCTCTGGACTATATTGTTGATATATTGGTGTTCTTGTTTTATATCCAGGCAAATTCTCTACTTGGCCTGGAACTTTATCGAATGGTACACCACCTGTTAAATACTTCTGAAGACCTTCTAAGTCTTTAGTTGTTATGGGTTGTGGTGGCATAGATAGCGTAGCTAAATTTATTCCTACTCTATTAGGATTACCAATTGGTAAATCGTGTTTTTTAATTTGATCCATAAACGTCGGATCTTCAAAAACATATGACATTTGTGGATTTAATTTCATTTTACCTATTTCATCCATCGATTTATGAGCATCTTTGCTTTCATTGATTAATGCTCGTTGTTCATTAAGAAGGCGCATGTAATCGGTATATGATTTACCGTTATCCAACTTAGGATTTAAAATAGCAGCCTTATTTTGAGCATATGCATTACGCCATTCTTGTTGCTTTTGTAATAGCTGAGGTACATCTTGTGAACGCATTCCGGCAGATGTAATATCATTACCTAAATTCCTGAAATAATTATCTAAAGCATCTTCCTTGGCCTGCTTTTTTGCTGCTTGTCGTTCATAAAATGCTTCCCACGGTTGTTGGTTGAAAACAACTGCTCCAGCACTATAAGGGTTTGGTGAATATACAGCCATTATGAATATGGTAAAGTTTTAGTAGTAAATGGTTTTAATTCCTCCCCTTTCGTCAGTTCATATTGTGAATAATCAGGAGTTTTATTGCCAAATAGTTTACTTCCATAAGTCGCTCCCATTGTAGCTCCTGTCAATCCTCCATACACATTCTGTAATCCTGCATTCATTAGTTGAGTATATCCGGCTGCTTTTTGGCCTAATAAATCTGCCTTCCGTTGATACGGGAGCATTTTATTTATATTGAATGCCTGCCTTTCCTCTCCCGCCATTGCCTGGGAAGCTGATCCCAATTGAGCAAAGTTTTGAGATTGCTGTTGTTCAGCCGCCGCCGCCGCCTTTAAATAAGCGTCATTTTGTCCCTGTACTAATGCGGGAATACCAGCTAATGCACTTCTTCGATCTTGCAGCCCAGCTATTCCCTGCGCAGTCCCCCTTGCTATATTTTGCGCCTGCATTTTATACAAGTTACTTTGATATGGAGACTGCTGGTATCTACCCAACGCCTGATTATAATAATCAGTAATTGATCTTGACTTTTCATATTGCGGAGTCTGCAAGCCTTCTAATTCCCTTCTCGCTTTCCTTGCTTTGCTGCCGCCAATAATTGACTGTATCCCTCCTATTGCTGCGGTTGCGCCGCCAATGATTACAGGCATGACTAAAATATTAAATGAGTTATTAAATGATCCTGTGCTATAATCTTCATTCCATTCTTAACTAACCAGCTTATGCCTCTGCCATTTGCGCTCCATAGAAAAGCTTGGAAGCCACCTTTTAAATCCATTCTTATTTTGCTCCAAAATTCCTTTAAATATTTTCTAGTTCTGTACTTAACATTCAACGCGAAACTGATAAGAGTTTTACCTTCATATACATAGTACCCGATCAATTCTCCTTTTTCATACAACCCCTTCAATGTTGCATCCCCTTTACCTCTTTCGATTCTTAAAGATATATCATTTACAATATCATCCACCGTTTCTACTTTTACGTGAGGACAATACATGGGATATATCTTAGCGTCAGAATCGAATCCGACCCTTATTGCCTCTTTAAATTGTTCTCTATTTATAGGTTTTACTATCATATTATCTATTTGTAAAGGGTGAATCCACAAAGTAAAGATTTATCGCGGAAAGCGTAGCCAAGTCATTAGGGCTTGAAGCTAAAAATTTAATCCCTATTAAATTCCCTTTTAAAACATCGCCATTCCCTATGCCGCCTATTGAATTAATATCATTTAAAAAACTGGCCGAAAATGTTGATTCAATATCTGCAAAATCACTTAAAATTAAATTGCTTTCTTGTGGAGTATTCCCATAAGACATATAGTTGGTGTATATGTAGGGGCAAATCCAAATTTGGTTGGCTATCTCTGTCAGACTCAGCCAGCTCTTTTTTTCAATAAGCCCCGCATTAAACACTCTGGTTATAGTAGAATCATATGATACTCCATAGAATTTATTTCTTCCACCAGTACCAGTCTGATCGTGAATATACATACGCCCACCTACAAAACTATATAAAGTATTTTCCGCACAAACTATACAATCAGGAGCAAAGGAATATAAACTTGTGAAGTAATTCCTAGTTTCATCAAAAGCCATCGTCTGCCCATTTTCTACCAAATCTCCTAATGTCCCAGGCTGCAACACGCATAAATACTCTCCTACATTATCCTTTCTTATGTTAAAAGTACCGGTAATCCTTGTTCTGCCACCATATATATAATTATAATCAGTAAGGTATTTTGATATATTGGCCGAGCTCCATGTTTGTGTTTTATAGGTTTCAGATAAATCAGTAATTCCGTCACGGCTTAACCTTAGTTGCTTTCCTTTTATTGGATCAACGAAATAGTATACAAATCCACTTTGAACTACTGAATCTGGCTGATTGCTTACCCCAAAATCACCTGCATAATATTGCACATTATTAGCAGTGATTATATCGGTTGTGGTAATCAATTGCTGATTCCCAGCAGTATCAGTAATGAATTTCTTATATACACCGGTTTGGCCACATTTCCTTTCTTGAAAAAATGTAAGTACTTTATCCCAGAACATCATCCTTTTTATTGCTCCATATTCTCTAACTAATTCATCGAAGTTCTGCGAATAGAATCTATTAGTTTGGTTTATATTAGTATTTCTCTGATATGCCAAGCTCCATCTATGCATTACGGGGTATGTAACTCTATTAGCGTTTTCATCGTACACAAATGCCCTTCCGTTTGAGTTAACTGAACTTGCATAGAAATCTGAGAAGTTTGGATCAATACAATATTGATTTATTACCTTATCTGTTGTCAGAGTTATGCTACCAGCAAGGAATGTGCATTGCCTATCGCTATTATTGTTAACGCATTCAAAAAGCAAAAATATATGGTCATTAGCCAAATTAACTGTTCTAGTTATACTACCGTCAGAGTTATAAAATAACGTTAGCGGGAATGTATATGTCCCAGCATTACTAGCATCAAATGCAGGCACAATCATAGATGAGTCACCGAATCTATTTTGAACCCTTAATCTCCATGAATCTCCACTTCTTGCGGTTGGGAATGTCACAGAAAATGAACCTCCTAATGTAAATGTTGTTAATAGGTTTGCTGATTGAAACCATCTAGTATCTGTATGTGGATCAAAGGAATTACCAACTCCAACATACGGGACGCTATGGGGTATTATATTAGGATCATTATATGTAGACCCTTGAAAGTTTAATGGGACTAAAAACCTAAATCCATTAGCCACGGTGTCTGGTATATTCCACGTATAGATATTACCGGTTTGTATAGCCCTTAATTTTATATAGTCATCCCCTTTAAAGAAATTAAATGTTGCTGGCTGTACTAAATATTCCTGGTTTTGTGTTTTACCTTGATGGAATCTATTTGAAAGAGTTGGGTTGCCTATTAAATATCGTTCCCCAAATTCATAATAAAGATTTAGATTATTGGCAACTGGTTGTGCTGGCGTATATATTTCAATAAAATAATTATTAAACCCAGCACCAAAATCAAATGTTCCATCGGTAGATGGCAATATTATTTTTATAAATTGCCCGTCTTTTGTTTCTCCGTTTACAACCGGCCCTATTATGGATGCTATTATTTCAAAGTCTTTTGTATTGCCGTATAAATTAGCTGTAGTCCCATCATCATTATATCTTTTAAAGAATCGTATACGATCCCCTGGAGTAAAGCTATAACCCAATGGGCTGCCCGGATTATTTGTAACAAATGCCCTTAATGATTCTATACTCAGGTAAGCATACTTAGTAACTCCTGAAACCGCTACCAAATCTTTATATGTTCTATCGGATACCCATTGAATAAAATTAGACTTACTTAAGTTTTTAGTTCTTACCCATTGATAATAATATGCCCAATCTGGTGGTAAATTATAAATAGAGGCATTGAATACAGTAGTGTCAGCAGATGCCAAACTCTCTGCGTAAGGTTCAGATTGAACTGAAAAACCATTCGTATAAACGGCACCATTTGTTCTTCCCTTCTGGTCAAAATATACTAACCCAAAACCATAATTACTCAACCAGTCATATGCATTAAATGATTGAAGTGCCAATGCATTATAACTAAAATTACCTGATGATGAAATATAGCTATTGGCTAATCCAGTTCCTAATTTAAAAATATACAAATCATTTGACCCAGATGAAATTATTGTAAACCCAGCAGCCAATGCAGCCACCCTAAGCCCCTCCATAATTGCAGCAGAATCATCTCCTACCTGTACTGCGTAATTAATATTACTTCCATCTACAAAATTCACATAATAAGTATCCATTGCAACAGTAGACACAATAATACCTCTTACTACAATATGGATATTACCTGTACTTAACCCGCTATCTCCAGCCTGATTAGTTACAAATGAGGCGGCATAATTACCATAATAATATGGAACGTATCCTACAGATATATTGCTTGTATTCGTACCATCGCTAAAATCAGTCAAATTAGCATACCCTTCGGTAATATTCCCATAATCCAATACATTCCCATTTGGCAATACTTGGGCACCGGCAACTTGTGGGACATAATCAAATATCTGCGTGCTTTCTTCTACATCAATGTATGTATATGCTTTATCGTTATAAAATAAAAATGTGGCTACATCATTGTCAGGGATGCCAACAACTGATTTGTCTAACGATGCTACCAAATAGAAATCACTCATGGTTACACCTAATGAGTTAGCAGCTAATATCTCAATTTTTTTAACGTTTGACGGCCCAGTTTGATACGTAATAGCTATCCTGCAATTTTTAGTTGGGTCTGAATCAATAGCCTGATTAAATGCGCTATAAGGCAGAGGCATTTCACTTTGGCTACTAGTTACTGATTTATCTTTGTCATCAAATACCCAACGTATTTTAAATCTAAAAAGTTTCTTTCTACAGTTATTCACCGTATTTGAAGGATCATTTTCATAGGCAACAGCTGGAGGTATATCTGCTGGTTGTTTTGCAACATCTAAATATTGTGGCTGAATAGTTCCATACCCACCAGCCAATGCTCTTTGTACATTTACTTTTTTAGGAACTCCATAGCTATCTAAGTAGCAAAGTAAGTCCCCTTGTTCAGCATCTCCATAAATCATGTTTACATGAATGATTGGAGAATTATCAAGAAATCCTAGAGTTCCGCTAACTGCATTAAAATTTTCATCAACTATTCTATAAAATTGCGCACCAAGCGTATCATACATATAGATAGCTTTCTTCGCGTCTCCACGATAATTGAAAAAGAATATTCTTTTATTTACAGAATCATAGAATCTTCCTATTGTTAAATTATTCCCTCCTGGAAGATATGGGTTTGTTTTTTCTCTTGTTCCAGGGACATTCTCAATACGCATATTGGGTGCAGTCCCTCTTGGGATGCAATTTAACGCGTCCCTATGATGCGAAGGATTGATAACCTCATCTGGGTCATCATAATTTAAAAATCCACTAAAAGGGAATGCCTGAACCATATTATGATTTCACAGTTAGGCGCATTGAGTTGAGCCACCATTGATATGCCTCTTCCAAGTGAAGTGGCCTATATCTTGCCCAGCCAAGTCTGCGCTGATTATAAAATTCGTGCCTTCTATCTCTTTTATCTCCTAAATTACCGCGTCTTGAAGATGGTATTGATCGAATATCCAACCATGCCAATCCCGCAATCATTGCCTCTTTAAACTGAACTGGGATATAGTATTGTTGCCCTTGTTCTGGTTGAGACAAATACTCTAACATTATATAGTCATAAGTAAATGTCTCATTCAGCAATATGATACCGGCTGCATTGTCTATCTTGAAACTACCAACGAATGGCGCACCACTTGGGAATCCATATAGAGTTGAAAAACTATTCCCCGTCCAGAAGTTATACCAGATAGGAGTATTGAATAAAAAGAAATTAAACAGAGTGTTATCCTGCGTTTTCTGTAACCTATCAGCCGACAAATCTGCGTAGGTAGTAAGCTTATCATTATACCTTAAGGTTATAATTTCTCCAATATCATTTAATACACCTACTTTGGAGTAGTTGAGATAATCAGATGGTAAGTCAACCGTGAAGTTTGGATTAACCGGCAGCTTTACAGACTTAATTTGATAGAAAAAATCCAAACCAAGCTCGGTCATCACTCTAAAAGATAATTGCCATATCTTAAAGAATTTATGAATTGACTGCTCAGACTCATCCAAGTAGGCATTTATGCAATCATCCACGGGGATCCAGGCTTGATGTTGACTCATGTTAATTTAATTTGGCTATTAACCAAGATTGTTCAATCAAAAAATGCAACTCCCCATTAAATTCAATTGGATCACCTAAATCCTTTACCCTAAAAACAGTATCCCCTTTCTTGAATTGCATTGGCGTCTGCTTTGTGCCGTTACCAACCTCAATCACTTCCAATTTATTACTTATTGCTCTATGTGCTTCAGAAACAATGATGCCGCCTGCACTCCTCTCATCGGGAGGGAATGGCTTAACGAGTACTTTATTTTTTATTGGTCTTATCATAATTGTTTTAAGTTATTATCTGTACCATCCGAAACCGTGTCCTGTGGAATTGATCTTTCTTTTAATAATTGATTATTAACATGCTCACGAATAACAGGAAGATAGTCCGGTGGCACATTTAATTCTGAATTAAGATTGCTCACATCTCCACCGCTAATCATTTTCACCGTAGCGGTATAGTTGCTTAATATTATGGTTGATTTAGTTCTTACTACCTTCCCTTCTGGCAAAAACAGTAGCTTATTTGAAATAACAGGCATACTGTCAAAATAACCCCATTGATTCATGGATAAAGGAATCCCTGGTAGTGATGTTTGGTTATTCGCCTTAAACCTAACTTCTGCCACCCCCATATTAGCACTAATACCAACCGGTATTTCTGGGAGTGTAAATACCCAACACAAATTATCTGTTGAATCTTGCGTTATTGTTAACCCTGAAAATGTTGTATAAAATCCATTATTCACATACCCCACTCCATCCATCTGAATAGCTCCTTTGTAAGCCGCTTGTGCTGCTAGGCCGATACCTTCTGCTATGTATAGGTTAACAAGATTATATGTTATTTCAGCATCATCTGATGGTTTGCCGCCATATATCTGCATTAATATCGACTCTGCAAATGCTCCTCTTGTCATGTTATTGTCCTTGTGTTTTTATGACCTGAGAATATTGTTCCACTACATTGAGTTGCAAATTAACGCCAACTATCGCCAATGCACGCACGATAATTTCTAACATGTCCAAGTCCAGCCATTGGGGCTGTACGCTTGCCCCTGGATTGTAAACAGGCCTTCCTTGTGGGTCTAATGTAAACGCCCACACCAATTCATCTGGCTGTTTTATATATGATAAGTAAGCAGTCCCTAGATTAATTGGATAGAATTGAAACCCGTCTTTATAAATTAGATAAAATGGATTTGTTGCAACTGGATCAATGTAACTATTCAAATGGCTGAACAACCTATCCTGCTGAATAAACTTAACTCGCTGCTTGTATATTCCATAGGTCATTGCATCTGAATTAAGATACCCAGTAGGATATGGCGCAATCCCGCTACCATTAATAGTCAACGTTACTGGCGCAGGTATAAAAGGACTAAGCCGCTGACGAATGTCTTCATTTTGACTAAATTCGACAGCGGCAAATGGTCTTCCAGGTGTGTATTTTTGGAATTCCCCCAATAGATAACCCGTATAACTCCATTGGGCCTGATTTATCACTAAGTTAAAGGAGGCAGGATTGAGATTACCATTCTGGTTTTTCCGAATGGCATACAACATGATATTATAAACGTCATTTATATCCACCTAAATCCTCCTTTTAAATAATTTATGTTACTATTCTTTCAAGTTCTTGTTTAAATTCTTTTCCTTCTTTTGAATTAGTTAAAGCTAGTTGAGTTAAGTACTGAATGGCGTTTTCATTCTTTGGCATGTTACAAACTACACCACCATTTTTACCATAGTAGATTCTTCCATCTCCTCTTGAAATATCCAGCTTCCCATCAATAATAGCTTGTCTAATCTTATAATGTATATCTACTTCTTTTGCATCGAAGCTCTTTTCAAATTCATCTGGGTTTCGTTTTGCATAAAGCAAGTATTCTCCCCGTAATGCTTCTTCTGATTTAGGCGCACCTGTTATGTCATGCGTTAATTTAATCCCTAAATAGAAGGCATGTTTCTTCATCTTATCTTCTGGCTGTTTCTGTGCTTTCATCAACATTTCAATCTCCTTCATCTCAATTGCCAGTTTTTCTTTTGCTACTGCTTCTGGATCGTATTTAAAAAACTCGGTTTTGCTTATTTTAGTTCTGTTTGGGTTAAGCCGATTATGACAGCATAATTCCATGAACTCTAATTTAGCTTTATCCCATGCTGGCACGTACATAAATCTTGAACCTTTAGGCCATTCTAAGAATCTAATTTTACGAGATGCCTGACTATCTGGGATATCCTTCTGATCTTTTACCCAAATGGATGGAACTCCTTCCAGCAATCTCATCATTTGTGGCCCCTTTTCTGGTTCTTCTGGATTAATCGCAAAATCAATTGGCTGAATATAAACACCGCTTGTGTTTTTCTTTACCAATTTAAATACTACCATCCCCTGCAAATCTTTATTAGCTTCATTTGTAGTAGAAACCCCTTTTGCGCTTGGAATATAATCTGTATCTGCTACTTTAATTACTTCATCTTGTTCACCTCTCATGGCGAACTCAATATCTTTAATACTTGACATTTTTTATTATTTTGATGTGACGCATAATTTAAGGGAGAACACCCACGTACACATTGATTATTAAATAGAGCCTCCAATTAAGGAGGCTCTTTATTACATATTAGGCACTTACTATATTAATGAACTGATTGGCTGCCACTACTCTCGTCCCACGGTATGTTGCCATTTCAATATTATCCCGCAGTGTACCATCTGTAGGATTGGTAGAACCACCACCCCAGTTCCATACACGAATACCATTACCTATTGAACCACCTTTAGGGGGCTGTTGGCTCATTACGGTAATGTTTTTGTAAACGCGTGAAGGAGTTTTAGCGTCTGGTGTTTCGCCCATCGGACACAAGAAGCCATAGTTGCGGTAGTAATCCGTTGCGGGAGTTACACCAGTATATGCTTCTGTGTTGAAGTTGCGATATTTACCGATTTGGAAACGGTAGCCGTCAATATCAATTACCTTGAAACCATACGCTACGCTGGCTTCTTCTGACTTTTCACCATATCCCCAAACGAATGCACCGGCAGGGAACTGAGCGAAAATACCATCCGAGAAGTCTTGGCGTTGGAAGATATCACTCATCCACATGTTCTGTTTAACACATCCGTTTACATCCATTACACGGGTAAGGGTATGCAGGAACGCGATATCCAAGTTACCTGGTGTATAGGTTACAGTTTCACCATCTGCTGCAATCTTAGGCAGTAAGCCTTGAGAACCCACAGATGTATCTGTTGTCAGGCCGGTGTTATTTACTGAATCACCAAACATCAACTTACGCTCTACGTTATTCACGAAACGTTGAGATGCTTTTGTAAGACCCAGATAAGTGAAATAAGAAACCCCAGCTTGTGCTGCGCCACCAATTGGAGAACCAGAAACACCAGTATCAATATACACATCGGTCATTTCTCCTAAGTCGGTAGCTGACCAAGTATCGTGAATTTCAGTGATATTGTTATTGTACTGTTGAGTCAAGTACACTTGCGGAATGCTTGTTCCAGATGCCTCACCAACGTCAACACGGCCACCAAAGATCAATACGTCTGTAGCCAGCAAAGTTGATGCTTGCCCAGCAGAAGCTAGAGATTGAGTGCTTTGTTTTGGTCTGATTGTAAATTGGAATGCGCTAGGAGTAGTATCCGTAATTGCAAGAATTTCACCGCCTACGCCAGTTGATGCGATATAAATAGTTTCACCGGGTCGTAATGGGGTTTGTGTTCCTGAATTGTAATGATAACCGGCAGCTAAGGTTGCTGTAACTGTAGCGCCAGCAGTAGCACCTGTTGCATTAGACGCTAACTGGATACCTATTTGCAATTTCCCACGGCTTTCAAACCAGAAGTAGTTACGGTTCAAAACTTGCTCCATGCCACCATAGGTAGCTAACCACCATGTCCAGTTTTCAGGGCCATATTTTTCAACGAATGTTTTATAATACTGAGGCGTTAATAATTGAAGTTGTGATACTAACGCCCGATTGGCACCACCGGAAACTGATATGTTGCCGGGCTGCAATATATTACTGGTAGGAATTCCTGCCATTGTTTTAAAATTTAATTAGTGAAAGAATTACATTGACCAAATACGATCTGCCACTAATTGAGAGTCATTTTTAGGAGCTTCCTGGCTTGTTGGAATTGGCCCAAGTTCTGGATTAACTCCCTTCAAGTTAATATTGTTTCTTACTTTTGTATCGTGCAACATTCTTTTACTCCCAGCATCATTGATTAGATTCTGAGTAATGTTATTTTTATATTCCAGCCAATAGACATCTTCGGCCATTTGTCTAGTATTAAATGATCCATCCTTATTAACCCATCGGCCCGTCAAATAATCCCATTTAGAGTAAAGACTTTCCACGATATTTTTAACATTTACCTTTTCTTCGCTTGTAACATCAAAAGATAGTGGCAACTCGACTTCCTTGTCTTTGTAGCTCATCTTAATGTCGTTAAAAGTTTTAAGGCTGTTTTCTAATGACTCATAATAAGCCTGTTGCTTTTTTTCAGCCGCCGCCAATTCCTCTGGGGTAGGCTCATTAAATTGCTGAGGCTTTTGTATATCTGGGAGAACGATTTGACTTCTTAATTTGGAGAGTTCAGGTTTAGTCATCTTGGCCTCAATAATCATATCCATCTGCCTTTCCCTTACCTGATCTTCCCATGCTTTTACTTCAGCGGCATAATCATCTGCATCTTGATCCAGCGTTTGTGCTGGGTTAGATGGCAATGAATATTGCTTATTGTATAAGCGGTCTATCTCTTGTGTAGTAAGAGTATCTTTATATTTGAATTGAAGATTAGCCCGAAGAATTTCACCGGCCTGTGTGGCATCGGCTACATCATACTTCTCTAATTTTTCAAGTTGTTTCTTTTGATTTAGAAAATTGTAAACATCATCCTCTTTACCTTCTTTCAAATAATCGAAGAAACGTTTACTATCTTCATTAGCCCATTGAATTTCTTGTGGGGTTGGGGCTTCTTGCGGCTTATTGAATTGCTCCCATTTGGTTTTAAATTCATCCATGCCTAAGCCGCCTGTTACACGCCGAATAAAATCATCTTCATCTAGGATTTCATCTGCATTTGCCGCTGGGACTTGCGCCGCTGGTTGCTGTTCTGTACTAGCTACGGGAGTTTCGTTTACAGCAGGAGTAACTTCTACATTTTGATATGGAGTGGTTTGCGCCCCCCATAAAGTATCGGCCACGACTTGGCTTACTTCAGGAGTTGCTTGTACAGCCTGATCTTGGCCTTGTGTCTCTGTTTGTGCTGTTGTGGGTGGTTCTAAAGTCGCTACATTATCAGACATAAATCTATGGGTTTTAATTGCTACAACGTTAAAGCAAATCTATAAAAAAATATCAATATGGTTTAGTACAATGAATCAAAACTTTTGTGGCCCCAAATGTGGAACCATCCCCCAATCGTAAATATTTGAACCCAATAGGAGATATTCGGAACAAAGTAGTCCCGGTAACTGCTGTTGCTGCCGCTCCAGTTGTTAAATTAGTAGCCTGTACAGCATTATAGTTGGTTGAATCTTTTGCCGTCCCATCAATTACTCCAGTAACTTCACCGCCATCATTTGTTGCTGCAATTGTACAAGTACCGGCTAATCCAACTACTTGAATTGTAATAGTTTCCCATTCAGAAATATCGGCTATAGCATAAAAATTAGTAGCGCTAAGTTGTGGAGCTAAGTCCATCAAACGAGAAATCATATTATAATAATTTATGTAGTTACGGTAATTGAATCATTCACATCAAATGTGTTTTTGGTCGTATCTGGATGCGCTCCTGTTCCCAATGATAACTCTGGTTTATTTGGAATGGCTTTAAAGCTATGGCCATAATAATCCACCGAATAAATAGTGCATGTATTAGTTGAGCTATCTAGGTTCCCTTGTTGACCTGGCACTAATTGCGGCAATATGGTTAATGCATCTGCCGCCGAAAGAGTACATGTTATTGCCGTCCCTTTAGCTGCCGGAGATACTTTTGTATTAGTACATGTTAATTCTGCCATAATAAGTTAATTTATATATCCAAATGAATATTTTATATCGACACCTCTGGTATATCTTCTCTCTTTTATGCTTCCTCCTTTCGATCCCACTGGATAAGTTAAAGCATCTTTCAAATTCCATCCGTTTAATATTCTTTTTCTTAATGTAGGGGCTGGTAGATTGTATTGATACGCCCATTCTCCATATGTTTTGCTTTCTCCATTATATGTAACGTATGTATTATTTATTTTTGAATTACAATTGCTTCTTGATGATACTAACGAACATCTTTGGGGAGAATATAAATCAGGCTTTACCCCTAGTCTTTTAGCTATTATATCTTTGTCAACCTGTAACCCTTTTTGCCATCCGGTTGCTATACACCAATTATAAAATGAGAGAAAATCATTCAGCCATTCGTCACATACTTTTACGCCTTTTGCTCCATAATTTTTATATTGTTTATTATATGGTTTATAGCATCTTTCTATCATACTATTCCATACTCTAAATAAAGGATGATTAGATAATCCATGTGTCAATGTTGGTCTTAATGATTTATGATAACATCCGCAACTCTTTGTTTTACCAGAATTAACATTAGAATTCAATATTTCTTTTTCAACACCACACTTACAGATATATAACCCAATAGTTTTACCACTTTTATCTTTGCCAACATTTTTTATGAAAGTCAAATAATTTTCCATTCTATTTTTTATTGCTGTTGAACTAATCCTTCTTGCTGCTCGTATTCTGGATTTTCTTGTTCTTGGCCCTCTTTCGGCTGTTGTTGTTGTGCCTGAGCCATTATATTCTGTGTTAGGATTTGGTTTTCTTGCGAAATCGGGATTGCCATGTTGGGCACCAACTGATTAATAATCGGAGCAAGCCATTCAGGCATTTGCGGATTTTCGCTTTTAGCGGCAATTGCAAACGATCCAATAACAATTTGCTTTTTAATTTCTTGTAAAGCAGTATACTCTGCCAACTGCTTATCCGTTTCTAATTTCTGCATCAAAAGCTGCATATCGCCCTGAGCCTTTTGTTGCGCTGCTTGTGCTTGAATTTGCGCGTTCTGTTCGCTCTGTTGCTGTGCTTTTTCGGATTCAGAACGAATCATTTTCTTCATACTGTTACGCAGGTATAGCTCACTCAATTTCACATTCTCTTTTGCTATTCTACGTAATTTAGCCGGGTCTAAATATTGGATTAAAGCAGGATTACTAGCCAATGCATTTTGCATATCGGCTTCCATCCTTTGTATCTCAAATTGATCTGGCAACAATTGAAACTTGGTGCTAAACTGCCTATCCTTCACATCTTCCTCCTGCATAATATGCCTATAAGTATTGCTACCAAATCGAACAGAATTATTTAAGAGACAAGCAATTTTCTTAGCGGTCTGCTCCAACACGTTGGCCACGGCATCATACATATAGTCCGTAGCAAAGGCAGCGGCTTGTTGTGAGGCTTGTACATTCTCTGAGGTTACCCTTGGCTGAACTGCTTGGGTAATAAGGTTAGGATCTTCACCTAATTGATCTTTAAGTACGCGATATTGGAAATCATATTGCTGAATTAATCCCTGCATTGCCCCAATGAACCCGGCATTCTGTAATTCTTGAATAGGCAATGGTATTGGATTACCTTCTGCATCCCGCCCACGGTAATACAAGCGGCCAGTTTGCTCATATAGCTTTTGTACGTTAATGGAGCTTTCCCCGTCTGCCGCCAGCCCCAGATCCACTTCCTGCATGGCATCTACATTTATCGCGGCCCCTGGTGGAATCATGGTAGCGATTATCTGCTGCATCTTCATGTAGATAACCATCATCTGCTTCACGGGCGCTTCTATCTTTTCAGGTAATGCGATATTTCGCATATCCTGATTTTGATACATGTAAAAGCTGATTGGGAATTCTACATCCCCGCTTTCTTTAGGGTCTTGTGGCCGGATCATATTATTGTCCAATCCCCATTCCAGCATCTTTTGAGCGTACCGGACGTACACCCCCTTATATAAGTTCCACTTATCTTTCTTTACGTATTCCTGATTATCTCCTAAGCTATTTGGGGATTGCTGCCTACGTTCTATGATAGTCCTTTGATTCTGCTTAGTTACTGTCATTAAATAACCATCTTCATCAACTGATTTTATCCAGAAGTAAATACATTCAACATTCCATTCATCGTATGGCCGGATATACGCTAACAACCAATCATAATTCCATGTAAGCTTATCGAATCGTTGATACTCGAATGAGGTTTGAGCTATTTTGAATATTTCTTCTTCTGATAATGTGCCGCCAAATTCTTTACCGTACTTACGTCTGACTTCTGAAATCTTTAACGACTTTACAAACCCACGCATAGCCGTATCCCGTAAGTCATCAAATTCAGAATAGGAATACAAACTATTTAATGGTTTAACCCATTCTACATGAATTACTCCATATTCATCCATCCAAACATAAGTACATACTAAACCACATTCAGCCGAATCATGCAGCAGCTTTTTCTTCATTTCACTGAAGAACCCTTCACTACTTAAGATGTCATTAGTCCCTACCTCATATTTTATTTCTTCTGGGAGTAGGTTACCTATCAAATTCCATTCTTCTAAATCATCTTTATCTTCTGCTACAAATTGGTCAGGGGAAACCATTGGGACTCCCGATTGCTGTTGGAGTTGTTCTAGCTGCTTTTTATTGTAAAGGACAAATTCAGCCTGTTCGTACTGTTCTTTCTTTTGTTGAACCGACAATGGATCGGTAGCTGTCACCTGGATTTTCTCTATGCGCTGCATCCACCGGCCCACCAACCCGGTTATAATCCTATTTGTAATGAGCAACGGGCTCCAAATAAGATTCGCATAGTTAATCTTTCCATTAAAGTTCAATAAATCGGCAAACATTGCATAAACATTCGTCTTACCGGCTGACCATAAGATGTTGGTTTTGAACCTGTCGTTACGAAGAAATGAGTAGCCATTTACGACCCCGGCCGAATATTTCTGCTCTATATCGAGAGCTAATTGGAGGCCATATTTAGGGCCAAGTTTATCTTGGATATTCTTTGTGAGTAAGAAATCCTTATACGATTGACCAGATACCCCTATACTATTTGACTGATTTTCAGACATTATGAGAGAAAGTTATCCAAATGTAAGTTTTTTTTAAACACGCTACAACGTTTGAGCTAATTGGCATTAAAATTTTGCTGCCCATGGTTGTTAATATAGCTTTTTACTAATGGCTCTGTCGGCTTTTTAGGCTGTCTTATTGGCTCCATTAAGCACACCAAAAGAATAAGAAATGACACAACAGTATCATAAGCTGTGCGGTCGTACGGGTCGAATACTTTAGCATTTTCTAGCAATTCTTCAAAATCTATTAATTCACAATAGTTCTCAAAGTATGCAATCCCCGTATCCAGTTGCTTGGTTAGGCTGAATGGTGTTGTAGGGAACCCTTTGAATCTATCCGCATCGCTTCTTTTAGTTGGGTCTATGGTGCTTAGTGGATAGGTTCCTAAATAGCCTACCTTACCTCTATCCCTAAAATATGATAGGTAGTCATCAGCATTATGCTCATACCATATTTTAAAACCAAAATATTCTCCGGCCAGCATCACTTGATCGTGTAGCGTTTCTTTTACCGCAGGCCGACCATACAAATGGCCTATCGCCTTCCCTGTATTATGAGGATTCATTATATCAGGTCTTAGCCCAATCCATGCAGACGCCTTTGATCCGTATTTTCGCCCACCCTGGCTATTGCTATAGCCATCTACCGCTATAGCTCCTATTGAAATTCGATCCGGGTATCTTAGTTTGTTTTCGTACTTAAATTTATTTTCTTGTCCCTTTTCCGGGAAAGCTGTAATGGTCCAATGGAAGTTCTTTTCATTTTCTTGAATATCTCTCCATCTTACAACTTGATCTAAATCTCTGTAGAAAATGATCTTTCTTTTGTAGATGGGATTTTCTTCTAAATGCTTTAGCCGCTTGTTTATATTGAAAGAATTAAAGGCGCAATTTGTATTGGCCGCCTCAAACATTTCATCTACCGTACAAGGATTCATACGAATCTCTTCTTCCAATAAATCACCAGTAAGCCCTTCTCTTCTTTTAACCATCACATACTTTCTGGCCCCCATTTTAATATCATCCTCTGTTAATTCAGAAACTACTATGCCAGTTATCGGGTCTTTCTTAACCCATTTATCTACTAGATATTGGAATTGTTCATGCGTAGGTTCGCCTATGACAGAAATACCATGCCTATCAATAAACCCTTCATATCCATCGTATGCAGAAGAAAAATATGTAACAAAACGATTAGGTGTTGGCTTATTGGGATATTTGAATTGATTGGCTCCATCCCATGCTTTTTTAAACGCGGCACCCCCGCCTTTGGTCATTTCGTTTACAGTAGACGGTGCCTCGCAAAATCCAACACGCTTCGCACCCTTAACCATCGTCTTACTGACAATGGCTATGAACTTTGAGAAATCAACTTCGGTCGGCCATTTGCCCCCCTCATCGGCCAGTAAGCGGGTAACACGACCGGAATCATACGCATTTAATACAGGCGCTCTATAGGTAACCTTTGATCTATTCCCAGCATCCTCCTCTTTGCCTTTCTCTATTTTAGCAGCCAGAACTATTTCCGTTACACTGTCAGGTTTATTAAGTTGTCGCGGCTTTAAGAATACTGGCAATTGGTTATAACCATGCCGCACCATGTCTGTGAATGTATTACGGCTGTCATCTTTTGTTTTACTAACTAAGCCGCAGTTGCTGTTGATGTAAAAGATACATTCGTAAATCAAGTTAGAAGTAGCTTGAGACGATGCACCTTCTCGCCTTTTTTTGCCCCTGAAAATACCCAAACACCATAGTATATTTTCCCAATGGTTTAAAAATAAAAAATACCGCCGATCTGTATCGCGGTATTCGGGGTATATATCGTCCTCAAGTTTCCACCATTGAAGATAAAAATAGTGTTTGCCAGTTACATAGGTTGGTACGCCATTGTTAAAGAACCAAAATCCGTCCCTACATTTTACAACCTCTTCTCTGGCAAATTGCTCTTGTTCTAGTGTTAATAGGGCCGCACCATTCGAATCATATTCTATTTTATTGAATACGGATGGGAGCTCTCTTCTTCTCCATATTTGCTCATAATTCTCTTTCCCCCATCCAGGCATTAATGTTTCCAATGGATTATCGGGAGTATACACCAATGAGCCATATACATCTACATAAAGCATTAATCCCTCCTTGTTGCTATTGATTCAATAAATGGCTTTTTAGCTACATCCTTTTCTTCATCTTGCGTTACCCCAGCAATTGTACCTAACACCTTAGCTGAATTAGCTACTGTTTCACTTTTTTCAAGCAATTTAAATATACGGTCAAAACTTTTATCTTTAGGATCGTCTATATTCATACCTTTTAATGAATTATCATTTAGCATATCTGCCATCTCATTCATCTTTCTATTAAGGGCATAATACAACTTCGCTAACCCATTTTGCTCATAAATAGATAACCGCTGTTCAAGTTGCTGTATTTTTTTATTTAAATCATCCATACTTAGCTCCCTTTTTTAAGTTATCTAATTCCCATAAGGGTTGCAAATTTGAATAATGAAAACATTGCATTTGTTCTTCCGGATTGCTTAAATCGAATTTTGAACAGGGCTTTTTATGGTCGATATGAATATTGCCTGCCATAAACTCATTCCATGACATTCCATCTATAAAAAGGCTGCAAAAATAATCTTTAAATTCGGCTATTGTACACCCAAGCATTATCTCAGTAGAAGCGCATTTATGTGTATTCCATTGCTTTAGTGCCAATCTAGTTCTACTTCTTATATTTTTAGCGATCCGATATTCAATATCTGTTTCTGTTTTCATCTTAGACCACTCTCTATTCCTTACCTTCCTATTTTCTTTGGCCCATTCAGATAATTGATAATTCTTATACCGGTCTGGATATTTAGCTTTAAAGGCTCTTTGTTTGGCTAAATATTCTTCCTTTTTACCTGTTCGTTCTAAGTATGCTTTTCTTCTTTGATAAGCCTTTTTACTATACTCAGGATCACTTGATCTTCTCCTTATCGCACCCTCTGCTGCTTTCTTTTTATATTTATCTAGTTTTCTATAGTTTCTATTCCTTTCATTTATTTTATCCTTGTATTTTTTGGCTTGTTGTTTATTTCTTTCTAAACTTTTTTCTCTATTTACTGCATACCATTTCTTGTGATAGTCAGGATCATTTTCAATTAATTTTTTATACCTCTCTTTGCCTTTTAATCTTTGCTTTTCCCTATTAGCTTCATACCACTTCTTTTTTCTAATACTATCACATGGTTTACAATATGGCTGAGGCCATTTACCACCGCCAGCCTTGTTATAATCGCTAATATATTTTTCTTGATTGCAATCCTTGCATATCTTCTTCTCTAGTTCTTTTATTTCATCAGGCATACCCATGAATTTTTTTATTTAAAAACATACTACAAATAATAAATACAAGTGACATTCTAGCCCTGTCCTTTTCTTCTTCTGTAAATATTTCGCCACTTCTAAACCACACACCTGTATATTTAGATCCCATGGGCATTTTTATTTCGCACATATAAGCCCCGTCTTTTACCTCAATAATTTCGCTGCCATCGCTCATTGACATTGCACCTTTATCTGCTATATATTCTCTATATTCTAATTTATATTCATCAACTAGTCTATTTATTATATCTAATACTATTGACATATTATTTAATTTAGAATTTGTTCTTGTGGCACAACAGGAAGGTCATCAGCTTCACATGTACAAGGTCTTAAAACAAGGGTTGAAATGTACGAAAAGCCATCTTCGGCTTCTTCATCTTCAACCGGGAAGTCAACAAGTTCGGATTGTTCAAAACAGACAGTGATATAAGTTTCCTCACCGTGAGGCATTACTACTGTCATATCATCTGGTAGTTCTTGGATTAGTTCTTTTAGTTGTGCTACTGTCATTTATTCTGGTATTGTGTTTAGAAAATTATTGCATTGTTCTACGTGTGTTGTCTCCTTAGATTTAAATTCACAATGCGTGTCATCCTCCATGATTATGCTTAAATAATCATCAAATGGGCCATTTACTGGGCCACCACCCCATTGCCATACTTTTTTCACCTTGGGATGAATACATTTAATGCCTTCGCTTGTTTGTTCAATGTACTGTTTCATTTATATATTCATTTATTGGTTTAGCATCGGATTTAGACAGGCCCACATGGACAAGTCCTTCTTTTACTTTTTTAGTAAGGCTATGATCTATGGCTATAACCTCTTCCTCTCTTTTTGTGCGTTCATCTCCATTAGGTCTGCATCTTATTATTCTGGCTTCTTGTCCTGTGCTGGGTTCTCTAAAGACGATTTCGTAATCACAAGCCTTAATGGTTCGTACCACGAAGCCTGCATATTCTCCTGTCCTCATATAAAGAGTATCTTTACATAGTGTTGGTTCTATTCCATGAATTGGGCCTTTGTATGGGATAAAAACTCTGTATGCAAAATCAAATGTGGATGTTGGTTGCCATTCTCCATCTGGAACTTTCCAAGCAAAACAATCTTCCTCCAAGACAGAAAATATCTTAATGTCGCTTGCTATTTGTTCGCCACTTAGTTGGCCGCTATTCAGAACCTCGTTCTCTTCTCTACACCCATTATGGTGAAAAAGCATAAGTACTCCTTTTGGCAAGCCACCTCCACTTATCACCTCTCCATGTACTGGCTCTGTGTATTTCCTGTCAAAATTTTCGTATTTACGTTGAAGCGAGATAGTCACTCCATTTGAGAAAGTATGGTTATTTTTATAATTTAAATCTACCTTTAAAAGAACCCGACCTTCTGTGTTAGTTAATCGGCCTTCATTAGGTGTCCATAATCTTTCCATAAATTCAGTTGTAATCTCCCCCTCAGTTGATAAATGTACATATCCTTTATTCTGTTTCTTCATTTAATATTCTGTTTATGCTTTTCTAATTCTTTCATAAATAACTCATAGTAAGCCTCAAACGTTTTGTGCTTTACTTCCGGGAAGTATATTTCAAATGACTTGAACCAACCTGGGTAATAGTTTTTATATAGTTCCACCAATCTCCTTTTATCGCCATAATCCAATTCACTTACTTCCCATACATTCTGCTTTTGCTTGACCCATCCTTTTTTAGTTTTAATATCTACATCCTTTAGTACTTCGTCAATGGTGGTATCTACGATTCTATTATTATCCTTATCATACACGGTAAATCGTTCATTTATTTGAACCTTTTTAGAGTGAACTACATAAAGGCTATCTTCATCAACTAACCCATGCGTCTTTTGGGTATCTTCCTTAACCCATGATTCAACTTTTACTATTAAGTGTTCTTTCATGTTGTTTAGCTTTTCTTAATTCTTGTTTTAAATAATCAATAGCGCGACTCCAATCAATATATTTGCCACCCATTGGGGTTGGTTTTCTAAAATTGATATAGCTTATTAGTTGATTATAGTCGAAAACATTCATTAATTGACAATACCTTTTTACAATAGCTATCTCTTCTTTAGCGAAATCATTATAATCAGTCTTACTTACTTTATCAATTATCCCTATGGCTTCCTCTTTGTTCATGAGCTTTTCTTATAATTGATCTTAGTTCCCGGCTTAAGGATAATTCTTCCTTCTTTTAATGAAGTCGTAAGCGTTTCTTTATATTTCCATACTCTTATAGTTCCTTCAACTATAAAACTTTTTTTCTCTGGATTTAATGGGCTTTTCATTTTTCTTTCTCCTTTTTACGTGGCATCCACCAATCCGAACAATAATCATCCGGCTTTTCAGGTATTTCTCCACTTCCATTATTCCACTTTCGATAATAGGTATTTTCACAGTCCTCTCCGTCCCAGAAAAAGCAGTTAGCGCAGCAACTTCCACCATGCGCTACTTTCATGCCTGGCTGGTGATCTTTAGGGTATTCGATGGGGCCTTTTTTATTGGATAGTTTTACTTTGGTAGCCATTGTTAATTAGTTTACCAAATTTATCAAAATAAACCTGTGTACCAAGGTATCTTTCAGGGAAAGCATAATACAAGTCCATAATATTTAATGGGCGGCTTAACTCCATTTCAGATATAATCTTAGGAGCTACAGCCAGCATGGCTATTGACTTTAAAAATCCCTTTCTGTTCATTGGTTAAATAGTTTATTCACGTAATATTCAAGATTAGGCTGCGTTAAAAACTTATAATGGTTAGGCCCGTACCCAATAACATTCGGGATGGATTTACACACTTCCAGTATACGCGGTATCTTTAGCCCCTCGCTTATCTGGTATACCGAACTTTGATTCCCAATGTACAATTTACAGTTATACAAAGCTATAGCTATTTCAAAGTAATCCTTTGCCTCTAATCTTGGAATAGATATGTTATTCTGTTTGCAAAACCATTCATGTTCACTTGGTAATCCTACAAACATTACATTCCCTTCATACTTTCTTAGAAAATTGTAGCTTATGAACATGTTATTATATCTCTCCGTCCGATTGATTAAAATCTTGCCTATAACCTGCTGATTAATAAAATACGGGATATTTAACCACGGTTTACTTAAGTCACAGGCTGTTTGGGGCAACACAAAGTGGAGGTATTCATTGATTGATCCAAATGGCATAGGAGTGTCGTGCTGCCGGAGAATGTCGAGATGATGATCTACCTCATGCCCATCCCAAATTTCAAAATCGTGAATGTAGTCTTGACTTAATAGTAAAGGTTTTACTGCATCAAAAACTGCCCTATTCATCGTTACTGGAGTATCATTTTCATCCTTTATTGAATATTTTGCTCCGGGATAGGCTCCTACTCCGTCGTAAGGGATATTCACTCTTTGGTAAATAGTACATTTATGGCCAGTACTTTCGTAAATCTCTTTAAATGAAGGCATTAGGCTAAGAAGGTCGCCGCACGGCATCGAATGACTGAATCTAAGTACCATAATTTTGCTATAACGTTATAGTTATTTAGTTTTACAAGGTCGCCGGGATTGTCTCCGGGTCAGGCTCTTTTTATTAACACTTAAAATTTTAAATCTATGGCACTGACAGGCCGCGTTATCACATCGGCATACCGGAAAAACCAGTATGACCTTACCACTGCAAGAGGGATTCCCGCAACAATGGGCGTTCCCATCAATTTACCATCAGCATTGTGTCAGCTTAGTCCAGCACCATCAGGCACAACAGCTAATGGAGTAACCATGAACTCTATCATTGAGCTTTTACCAAGTGGCTTGTACCATAATGGACAATCTACTTTCTATTACAGCGCTGATTCTGTCGCTACCTTACAAACCAACGGAACCTAGTTTCTTCAAGGTTAGATTCTCATGGGTTGGCCCTGGTACTTACATTAGTATTGGGGCTTTTTCTTTGCTTTTTTCGCTCATGGCCATTCCATATCTTTTCAAGATTATGGGCTGCTTGTATGGTTCTTCTCTTTTTATGTAATATTCGGATAAATCCCATCCCATCATCACAATAAACAACAGGAACCTTGTCTTTATATCCGGCAAAGTATCTATTCATATAATGTCATTAATTATATTCCTATTATTCGCCCATTCCTGAATATACATTGGTAGCGGCTCAATAATTGGTACTATATCTTCCTTCGAGAAATGCACCCACGGATCAAATTCACCTCCCATGCTTTTTAATTTTTCATCCATCCCCCATCCGAAAGTATTGCACATCATGTCCTCTATCTTTGCCATGTGCTTTTTTTTATCCCTTACAAAACCTGTATGGTAGATTCTTATTTTATCTATGTAATCTGAGTTGGCCGGTGCATCTAAGGATTGGGCATCATCAACGGATTGATATTTAGATTTCGCTAGTCTAAGTATTACTTCTCCGACAGGCATACGATCTTCAGGTACACTCAGATAATGCTGGCTGTCTCCCCATAAGTTATATCTCCTGCAAAGATAGGCTTCATTGTTTAGCTCTATTAGCTGTCTAATGTCATCAAAACAATCTTCATGGATACATTCATCAGCTTGTAGATTTATATTCCAATCAGTATTTAAAGCGTTAATTGCGACATTGGTAAAATAAGATAATTTTTGCTGGCCTTTTTGTCGATCCCATTCTTCAGGAGGCAGGAGTAATATTTTGACTTTTTTAAATTCCAATAAAGATTCAACCAGCCGTGTAGTACCATCTGTAGATCCCGCATCCACCACGACTACTTCATCACATAAATCATTCAAACACTTAACGGATTCTATTATGTGATAATCCAGAGCAATTGAATTTCTAATAAATATTGAGCCGCCTAATGTCATAATTTTTGTGCTACTAAATAAAATGAATACCTGTCCTCGCCTACATCTAACCCACTTTCAACTACTCTAAAATATGGTGGATAATAATTCCCTTCATAATCTTTTGCTTCCCCGCAAAATGCTCTTTGAAAGAAGAACAAAAAGCTATCATAGTTATAGTCCCGGAAGTGCTCTTCGTTTTCTTTGTTATTATAATAACGACCATCTGGTAAATACAGTATCAAATAGCCGCACTTTTTAATGAGCCGATACCAATTCTGTATAGCGGCAAAATCATTCTCTAAATGTTCTAAGCAATGAGATGAAAAAACTGCGCTCGCGCCCACTAAAGCCGGATGATGTAAATAACCCAATCTGTAAATATCATTTCTATCTTCTAAGACAACATCAACTCCATCTAAAGCGCGGCCATCTACTCCTATTGCGTCCGGTTTTATTTTATGATCTGCACAACCAATATCAATTACTTTCCCTTCTAAATATTTCGGGTTTAATAACTCTCTAATCTTGTCTGTTTCGGAACAGTATGCCATAAATCTTTTATTTTTTCTATAACTTGATTTGATGTGTATTGTGTGCATGGCGGGTATTCTTGACTATAGATACAATCATTGCCCACCACATCTACTTTATTATGATAGCAGTTTTTTGTTTCTTCTTTACAGCATGGAGACTGAACCACTCGCATGTTTGTCATATCCGCATATCTGTATTCAGGATTTACGCTGCCAAAGAATATTACCGATGGCACATTTAACCCTACAGCTACTTGCGCTGGCCCCGAATCTGCGCCTATAAACAAATCTGCTCCTTTTAATATGAACATCATAAATTCCAGGTTCATCGTATTCAAATAGGTAGCTATTTCGTATTCGATTCGTTTCCCTATCTGAAACACCTTATATCCATTAGCCTCTAAATACTTAACCACAGTTCCCCATTCTATTCCATGAATATCTCTATATGGCATTCCTGTACTGTCTATGTGGATGACAGCATATTTATTGAACATCTTTTGATCTTCCCCGGCATAAAGGTTCAGTCTTGCATTTCTTATTTCCCCGTCTTTTACCCCTGCTATGTCATAATAAGACTTCAGAGTTAGCTGTTTTGGATTTATCTCGTAGGCCATATCAAGATTAACCTCAGTGTATGGCGTATCGGGGCTTAAGGCATATTTGGGAAGAACTTGGAAGTAATGCTGAAAAAACACTTTATAAAACTCTGGCTGCGTATCCAAGACCACTCTATACCCTTTTTTGTGAAAGTAATGAAGTAATGGTTCAGCCATAACACAATCCCCCAAAGCGCCTGATCGCTTAATTACGATAGTTTCCTTAAAAGGTTCCACGTGGAAAGCGTGAAACCCAAATGTAGGTTGTTTAGGCGCGGTTAATTCATATGCAAACCTTGCGGCTACTTCATCAGTTGGGTATTTAAAATAATAATGCTTTTCTAAATAGTATCTATATAATCGACACAGCACCTCATCTTCAGGTGAAGTAATTTCAATCATCTTATCTTTGGCAATCCTCTCTTGAAAGTGCCTTGATCTAACCGAAAACCCCCCATTTAAGTTATTACGACCATCTGTATATAATCCAGGAGCGCCTATAATATCATAATCGTAAAATTCATCTGACCATTGATCGGCATCTAAGACCCAACTATCCCATTGACATATTAAGCAATAATCAGTAACAAAATATTTATACAACTCTTTTATAATAAATCTATTATATTGATGCCAATCTTCTAAGCCACCAACATTTATTACATCTATTCCACTAGCTTTCAAATCTATATTTGTGATTAATACACAGGCTCCAAAATCAACTTTAGCCATTGATTTATACATGGAAGCAACCGTTTCGGCTTGCTTATTTCCCGCAACTGCAATTAGCGTAACATTCGGTAATTTTAGTTTATTCATTTAATAGAGCTATGATTTGTTTTAAATACTTCCAATGTAGGTGGTTCTTGTAATGGTCTGTCTGGTTGCTGTTGTGCCCAATGCCACATTTTAGCAAGCCCATCAACCAGTCTGGTTTCTTTGTTATATCCTAAAAGTTTTTGTGACTTTTCTATGGTGCACCATGCTTCTTTTACTTCATGCCTTTCTTCAAGAAATTCTACTTTGTCATACCCAGTTATTTTTTGTAAAAGTTGATTGGCTTCAATAATAGAATACGTAGTGTAACTTCCCAGATTAATTATCTCATTACTTACGTCTTTAGCTCGATATAATGGCTCTAAAATATCTTCAATATAAGTAAATGCCCGACTATTACTCCCATCTCCAAATATCGTCATTGGCTTATCGTGTAGTATTTGATACATCCAGATGCCGAAAACATTTCGTGCCTGATCCCATAGATTTTGCCCAGGGCCATAAACATTTCTTGGCCGAATAATGCACCAATCCAATCCTTGTGTTTCACCTGCTATTCTTATGTCCATTTCTGAGCAATACTTTGAAACTCCATAACTATCTATCGGATTAGGTGTCATTTCTTCTGTAAATGGAGGCGCACCAGAGTAAACCGCAACTGAACTAGTAAAAACTAATTTACAATTATGATTAACACAAGCGTTTATAATATTTGAAGTCCCGACAGTGTTATTAGTATGATTAAATGCTCTAATATAATTAGACCTGCCTTCTGCCGCATAAGCAGCAAAGTGATAGCATATATCGAATTTAAATGTATCAAATAAAAAATCTAATTCATTTTTATTTAAAATATCTAAAGAAGTAGTTACTAAATTTTCGTATTGTAAAAAGTTTACAGGACTACCACTAAAATTATCAACTCCTATTATAGTATGATCTGTGTTGATTGTTAACCACATCCCTAAGTTACTTCCTATCAAACCAGCGCATCCAGTAATTAATATTTTCATTGAGTAGGTAGTTTTATTCCTTGATTCATTAATATGGCATCTTTTACTTTTTCAGGCAACTGATCGAAACTTATCCTATCATACTCTCCCGCACCAAGATGATGAAGATAATAAGGGCTATACAAGTAAATATGACCATCTACGATGATTGTTTTTTGAAAATTCCACAGGGTTGATTCTTGGTCCCGGGTTAGTAATATTTTCATTTAGGTTGTTTTAATCGGCACTAAGATATGATTTAGTTCTATCACAGTTTTCACCATTATTCAGAACTAGGCTGGCGGGTGTTGGATATTTTTGCCTGAACTCTTCTCGGGTATATAATTTATTATCTTCTATAAAGAAGCCTTTACCTGTTTCGCTAATGATAAATCTTGTATTTATTAATTTGTCCTTTCGGATTAAATATGTTTTAATATCCATCTTCTTTTTGTTTTAATCCAAGTATGATATGTTCTTTTTTTAAACCTGGTATTTCACATTCCAAATATGCAATCTCCATTTTTACTTCCTTTCTTTCAGAAGTAACTTGAAATGCAATCGTATCACCAACAATATAATTCCTATCATCCTTTAGGCATATAAACGTTTTTCTGCCAGTATTAAGTAATTCAAACAATCCGTCTACTACATCTAATGTATGAGTCATTATTAATTCTTTTTAGGTTTAGTCGTATCTTTTTTTTGTTCTGCATTTATTTGCGCTTGCACTTGTCTTGAAATTTCAGCTTGGAGAGGGGTAAGTAAGGAGTCATTGATAAGGGTTACTGTTTTAGATGGTAGGTCTGAGTTTTTTAGATTATTCTTTGTGAACTCTAATCCGTTTGTAGCCTGTACCCAGAAGTTAATATCTCCTTCTACGTGATACATTTTCTTTGCTTGATGAGACTGAAAAGCTAATAGACCGATAAATACTAATACCATTGATGCAAATTGCCAATTTTTCATGTTGTTGTTTTAATTGTATAATTTTTAATTGAAATTATTTTGCCTAATTCTATACAGAAATACCAGTTTTGTGTTAAGAATCCTATCCAATCCTCATTAGCCATTCCATAATGAATACCATTACAAACCACATCTATCTCTGGATCTTTCTTAGCATACCCATTCCTAAACCTCACAACATCATACTTCTCAAACGATTGCTTATGCATTAGAGCCTTTATTAAATCTAATTGACCTAATTGGTGACAACTTTTAACAGTAAGTCTTTTAATCCAATAAGGTTTTACTTCTCTGTACTCTTCTAGCTTTATGCCAGACGCTATCATTTCAAACGGCTCTCGCTTTAGACTTAAATGCAATATTCTATCCATTTGTATTTATCTTTAATAACTGTTAGTTAAAAAGGCAAGTCATCGTCGCCAGATGTATCAGAGGATACCGGATTAGTGGCTGGACTTCCTGTTTGTTCCTCTCGTTTACCACCCAACAACTCAACTCTCATTACACGCATATTCAAAAAGGCTTTTGATTCCCCTTGCTTATCTTTCCAGTTCTTTGCCTCTGGCACTCCTTCAGCCCATATTAACGTCCCCTTTTTAAGATACTGAGCTATGTTAGTGTTTTCAACCCACCAGGAACAACTAACCCAGGTTGCCTTTTCGTATTTCTGCCCGCTGGCGTCTTTATATTTATCCGTATGGCATAACGAGAAATTAATAACGCTTTCTGTCCCATGTTGCTGAACAACAGCGTCTCGTCCACAGTAGCCTATCATTTGAATTTTCAACATAATTTTTCATTTAAAAAATAATCAACTGTATTTAATTAAATTAAAACGGGTTATCATCTTGACAATTACTTTCCTCCGGCTTCCAATACTTCAAGCTTTTGTCTGCCTCAGAGAACATCATTTTTCTTGGATTAAAATCCAATTCGATATTTAAGTTAGCGGCCCCGTTTCTCCATTTTCTCACAATAAGATTTGCTTTAAATTCCGTGCTATTACCATTTTCATCTACCTGATATGATTCCCCCATCATCCAATCTCTATGAATAAACATTACAACATCTGCATCTTGTTCAATACTTCCACTTTCACGTAAGTCAGATAATTGAGGATACCGGTCAATCCCCTTCCTTCCTGTTACCGCTCTATTCAATTGACACAACACAATAACAGGGATTTCTAAATCCTTTGCCAAAAGTTTACAAGCTCGACTCAATTGGCTTACTTCGTTCTCACGCGTTCTGTTTCTTGTGTCATTTTCGCTATTCACCAATTGCAAGTAATCAATCATCAAAACATCCAAGCCATCTGAGTGTTTTAATTTTACAGCTTTAGCCTTAATGCTTGTAGGCGAAACATCTGTCTTGTCGGTTATGTAAATAGGCAATTCTATCAACTCTTGGATTCTCCTATACCATTGCGCCTTATGATCTTCATCCCTATATAAATTCCTAAATATGGTTTTGAAGTCATCATCAGACCCCAAAGAAGATAACCTAGCCCCTATTTCATTATTATTCATCTCCAATGAAATAATTCCAACTTTTTTCCCAGTCCTGGCTATCGACATGGCCATTTGGCCCATATAAGCCGATTTGCCGACACTTGGCCTAGCGCCTATCACAATCATCTGCCCAGGGTAGAAGCCGCCATTTTCGCGATCTAATAGCGAATTACCGGTAGTTATTCCCATGCCGCCAGTTTTACTAATCTCTTCCTGATGTACTACGAGATTGTACATCACCTCGCTCATGTCAATCAATCTTTAGCATAAGCCCCTTGATTTATCTGCTGGATGGCTCTGTTTAACTGGCTAATTTGCTCTCCTACCGCCCCCTCTAGCTTAATCCCGCCATGAGTGAGGGTTATTAGCTCTCGCTCCATCCACATCCGTTTTACGATATGGCAATGATATTCCAAATGAGCAGAAGTGCATACGGAGTTAGTAGTTCGCATTAAGTAATACGGTGTTGCGTATTGCATATCACCATCATTCAAATGAGTTTTATTCTCTTTATTGAACATATAATCCGCAACTGTAAGTAAATCAATTGGTAATGAAGTTTTATACATTTCAGTCATGGCTTTATAGGTGACCCTGTTTGATTCCCTGTAAAAGTTCTTTTCTTCCACAAGGCCGTATGTTCTCCCAAAAGCAGACTTCTCTAACAAGCATATGCCAATGATAGCCGTTTCTAATTCTTCGTTGTAATGAATATTTGCTTGAAACATTATAAATCAGGTGTTAAGGTTCTTAATCCATTTGAAGGCGCTCGTGGCTTTTCAGGTAGCTTATAGCCACTTTTTATTTTTGCCTGTAACCAACCGTTAAACATCCGTTTGTATTTGGATGCAGTAAAATCCCTAATATCTGTTGTTCCGGTCAAAGATGCGTTGTACATGTACATCCATTGCTTCAGGTCATCGACTTTGAAATAATTAGCCATGCAAATCTGTTCCCTCCATTTCTGATCTTCCCAAGCCTGCTTTGCGGCAGACAAAACAACTTCACTTCCGATTTCAGGATTTTCTACGTTGTTGTTGTTATTCTCTTTCTCTCTTTCTTTCTCTCTTTCTTTCTCTGCTTGATTTTGTTCAGCATTTGCTTCGGTTTGCTTAACATTTGATTCAGCTTGTTGGTCTGCCGACTTTTCTTGCTTTACAATTGCTCCATTTTTGCCAGCCTCTGAACGTGCTTTGCTGATCCTTTTCCGTTTTGTAAGATTCTTTTCTACCCTATTAGAACTCAGGTAATTATCATCTACTTTGGTAAAAAGTTTAAAAGCTATACACTTTAGAAGAATTGATTTTACTAAGTCTAAATCTTCATTGAGATCGTGCGCTATGGCCGAAAAAGTTAGTTCATCAATTTCCAACGTCCCTCCTTCTTCATGCATCATCTCGACCGCGCACCAATAAATACCGTAACCAGCGGATTTAAATTCCCGGACTAATGCTGCTATCTTTTTATCATTCCTGGCATTTAAATCATGGCTGAAAAAAAGTGCATCTTTAGCCATTTTGCTTTGATTTTGCCAGTTTTTCAAGCTGGGTATTTACGATATTGTTTAATGCATCTCGTATTTCCGAATTAAACATACCCAGCATATGGAGAGTATGGTATATGCTATCCCCATCTTGTTTAATATCCTCTTCCTCTTTGTGGCATTTATAGCAAAGTGTTACGAGTAATGTATCTGGATAGTCCAAAGGCTTTCTTCCGTTAATATAATGCCGGTGGTGGATATGAAGTGTGTCTTTTTTGTTCCCGCACTTTTGACAAGAAAAGTTATCTCTATTAAGTATCTCTAATCGTTTACGTTGCCAAATAGGGTCTTTTAGCATGTCTTGATATGTCATTGGATGCCAGGATTTAATAGGTTCCAGAAATAGATTTCTCGTTAGCTATCTTCTTTTTAGCTAAATATTGCTCGTATTCTTCGATTCTGTTGTAGAGAGTTTTTCGATCTATCTGGAGAAGTTCAGCGGCCTTGCGCTTGTTGAATTTTGTTTTTTTTAGGGCATCTACAATAATTTCATATTCCGCCAGCAAGGCGGCTTCACTTAGGGGTGTAAGATTCATATTTTATAGGAATTGTTTTACGAATATAGGTGGAATAGAAATTGCAGAAAAATAAATCTTTTGCATATGCGAATATATTTCCACATATTTTGAAGGATTATAGAACATTGGAGTGGTACGAGTTTTTAAAGGCGCTGGTGGTTTTTCAAAAATTATTTTGTGGTATTATACCATTTTATTGCCATTACTAAGTTATGAAAAGCGGCCTCTTTATTGTCATAGCAAATTGCCCCAGCAACTAAACCTTTAAGATCGCTATGCCTGAACTGATGCAGTTCTTTCTTGAATTTCAAGTCTCTAAACTTAAACCATGCATCCATTAGCCAGTTCCAATCTGTATGATATTTCATTGGCGGAAGCGATTCATCTGGACATCCTTTATAATCACTTATATGAGAAAGCTGAAATGATTTACCAACAAATTCACCTATGACCCTATTCCCGGATAAACGTTCTTCTTTTGTCATATTTAATAATTATTTTTTACGTTTCTTTTTATTCGTCTTTTTATTAAGTGATGCAACTATGCCTTGCAGGCCATGTGAAATATACCGTAAAGTCTTCCCGGTACCTACAGTCGTTAAATGCCACCCATTGCCTTCTGGGCATCTATATGGAGTCATTTTTATCCTATCATCATCCCATATTCCAATAGCAGAAGTTCTTGCTTGGGTTTTTGTTTCAAAAGAATTTTTATAACAATTGCATTTAGTCTCCATTTTTCAATAATTAGTTACAGGAGTTTTGTTATTAGGCCAATTAACTTTAATTGGACACCATGCAGGTATTGGAGGCTTTTCATGCCATTCTACAAATGGTTCAATTTCTTTTTCAGCTTTCTTGCAAAACCAATCTTCACCTCTATCAAATCCATCTGTACTTGATACTCCGGTTATTTTAAAGAATGGGCATTCTTTACAGGATTGTATATCTATTATTATTTTCATTACTGTAGGTTACTATTATTGGTTTCATAGTGGTTCATTGTTATTATCAAAGACTATTTAATTTTTAAAATAATCAGGCTTGGGGAAACGATTTGTAAATTCAATAGCCTCATGCTCTGTATATTCAATATTAAAGGCATCGTTCCAGTAATGATGTAAGTTTTCATTAATAGGTAGCCATGCTATAATGGTAGCACTTGTTTCTCCTTCCCATGAACACCACCAAGGATATTTAGGATTAAATATTAATGGGCGATAATCATCAGTAGAATTGGTTTTAAACCGGTATCTACGCCATTTAACTTCTTTCATCATAATTATTTATTTGGATAGTAGCCTTTGGTTTACTTCTTCAATGGTGGTCAAATCATTTTCAAGCAAATGGATTAATATATAGCCCATTGCTTCTGCTAGGTTTTTATGGTCACCCAATTGAACATACGGGCGGCTAAATGTTTGGTGATATTCTACACTCCATTCGTTTTCTCCACGGTATATTCTTAAATGTGGGTTTTCGTTTTTTTCTGCGTCTCGCAATCGATATGGAAGCATTTCTCCTAATTCTGATACCGTGAAGGCAGAAAACTCAAAATGAATATTAGCGCCGGATAATATACTTTGTTGCCCATGTGTTATTCTGAATTGCATTTTAGCCTGCTGACAACCGTAGTGATGTAAATTTGGGTTGGTTGGTGTTTTATCTTGAATATGATAGAATAGACTCTTTTGAATTATACCTAATTTATTTAGGCGCATACCCTGCTCGATAGTAATTACCTGATCTTCTAATTTCATGGTTTATTTTATTTAGTTAGTGTGGATGCATCTATGGCTAATCCTGAAAATATTCCAAATCTATTTGCCAATTGAGTATTTGACCTTCTTCGTTTACTTTCATGATAATATAATCACCAAACCCGTTTTCTTCTGGGCACATGATTGCCGGGACATAACCTTCTTTTGTTACTACTATTTCGCCATCCTTGTCTTTTAATTGATACTCGCCTTCATCACATACTTTATAATGAATATCAGCAGTTACTCCTTTTATCCAATTAATTATTATTCCAGAATTAACATTTATTAAAGGGCACCAATCATTACCGATCCGACAAGGGATTCTATCACCATCGACATCTTCAATGTCATTAACGGTAGCATCCTTCCAATATCTAACTTTAGCTTTTACTTTCAAAATCTGAATATCAAATCCCTTTTCTATTTTTAATGTTAATTTCATAATAAATCAAGTTGTTTATAAGTTGGGGGAATAAGTTTACGAGGATAATCTACTATTGCTTCTCCTTTTAATGCCTTTTCTGAGGCTTCTGTTTTTGGGATATAATTAGAAGTCAAAGCCCATTCATAGCCTTGTCTTCCTGATTTTAATACTTTCTTTGATCCTGGTCGGAAGATTAATCCCATGCGTTCCATTTCACTAAGCCTCTTCCATATTCTAGACTTATCTTCTCCTAAATAGGCTGAAATATCTTCAAATGTACCCTTTATAAGGACAGATAAGGCAATCATTATATCCCGGTATGCGCCTCTTATTTCGTCAGGATTTAAAGATTTGTATGCCTCTTTGGATGTATCTGGAATATTTTTCTTTTTAGCCATGCTATATCATTTCAGGATTTTTTAAATACTCCCAGTACTTACTAGCAAGGAAGCGTATATTTCTTGTTTTCTGGTCATCATTCCAGTTGGAGAAAATTGATATGATCTGTGTTAATTCCGCTACTTCCATATCTCTTTTTTCTGGCTTTGGTTCTGGCGGTAATAACTGAATCGGGGAGGCGCTTTTCTTATAGGTTCTTTTCTTCGCAGGTTTGTTTTTTGATTTGTTCATTTTTTATTTCTTTTATATGGATAAAACAATAAGGATATAGCAGCCACTATACATAGTATAAGCCATACTGTTTCTGATATTGTAAGGTCGGGCCAGTCTGGTAATAAGTTCATGTAATATTATATTATAGTGATCGCAATAGAGCTTCTTTTGTTTCATATAAATCATTGTCATGATAATATTTGCCATGCTCTTCTAGCCGATACCTTATTATTGTTGTAATACCTCGATCATGACTGACACAAACAATAGGTTCACATGACCATATACTTCGTTTAATGGCCTTATTATCATGCATAAGCCAAACTTCTTTAGTTATGTGATGCGTAGCCTCTATTTTCATATATTATATAGCATTAGTTGTTTTTGATTTATTTATTGATTTAATCAATTTGTACTTTTCCGCACTTCTTCTGTTTCTTCTTTGCCGTTGGTATATTGTTTTAGGAGGATGATGACGCTTAATAAACACCGCCCATTCCCAAGGTTGAGTTTTACCATATGCAATAAACAAATTAAGTATACGTTGGTAGTCCTTGTGTTGAACGAACCTAACATCAGTCACTTTACCAAGTATCTCCAGCTCTATTCTTATGTACTTCCATTTGCTTATTTTGCTCATGTTACAGTTTGAAATCAGTCCCTAGCACTTTATTTATAGTATCCAATTCGTCCTGAGTCCAATCCCTCCTTCCATTGATCTTCTCGGACAATAATGGCTCCCTCATACATATCTTATCAGAAAGCCAGCGCTGATTCCTGCTTAGAATTAATTTAATTTCGGAACCTATTTGCTTGCTTTTATTCTTTTCTTTTGTTGCCATTTTCATTTGTTTCAACAAACGTATAAAAAGATTTGGATAATAAAAAATATTTTTCTTCCTTTGCTTTATGGATGCAGCGGATAATATTAGACGAATAAAAGAGGAAGCGAAACTTCCTAAATCTAAGGTCAAGAAGCCTATACCTAAAAAAAGCAAAAAGAAGCTACAGCAGGAAGCTGGAGATGGTGTCATAAAGAAGATGGGCAGCGCTGAGTTAGATAGATGGTTTCAGGATAGGAGAAAAGAAATGACTGGGCGTTGTTGGCATTGCCAGGGAGTTTCCTGCAAAAACTCGCATGAGTATTATAAGTTCTCTATTGCGCATTTGCTTCCGAAACGATTATTTAAAAGCATAGCTACACACCCTTTAAATTGGATTGAGCTTTGTTTCTGGGAACAATCCTGCCATACAAACTTTGATAATAATACTCTGGATATTACAGAATTAAATTGTTACGATATGGTTATTGAGCGTTTTGTAGCTATATACCCCGCTATTGCGCCTAAAGAACGTAGATACATTCCAGATGTTCTTCTTCAATATGTTAAAAACGAAACAGATATAAAATGATGTACAAAAAGAAAACGATCAAGATTTTAGAGGATATTATCTTTAATACGAAATGGCTCCTGATCCCATTCTATTTAATCCTGGCGATGGCGCTTGCTGTGTATACCTATTTCGATGTAAAGGAGTTTATTGAGTATATATTCCGGCTGGGTCACATTGATAAAGAATCTGCGATGTTGACATTTGTAGAATTGATTGATATTACCATGATCGCCAACCTGGGGAAGATGATAATTACCGGCTCCTATAATTCATTTATAAGCAAAGCGCATGGCGTAGAGGGGGAGAATGTTAGTAGCGGCATGTTGAAGGTTAAAATGGCAACCTCGTTGGTTGGCGTTACAGCAATCGGGTTATTGTCTAAGTCAATTGACATTCATAAGGTAGAATGGGATACACTTTATAAATTGGCATTCGTACACGGCGTATTCCTCCTTTCAGCTATAGTTCTTTCAGTAGTAGATTTCTTACATTTAAAATCAGAAACATATGAAGTTCATGAAAGTATTTCTCATGCAAACGGGAAACAATTACAGAGTGAGCATGGAGAAAAAGCAGGGGTATGATGTATATTTTACAGATGAAAATGGCCATTCTTTTTTAATCAAAAAAGATGGCATTACTTTAAATTTCAGTGAATTGCCTAAACCACTTTTAAAGCAAATAAAATGAAACACATTATCTTGATTCTCCTGACTACTTTCTTATTCTCATGCGAATACAAACATCATGAGCGACATTGCAAAATCCATTGTTATCAAACAGGCTCCGGGGATGATCTTCTTTTTTGGTATTTACTTTATGGTAACAATAATTCATATTACGTATACCAATCAAGTTCGCCGGTAAGTAGCTTCAGCGGAGTTACTTGGTCACAACAAACATCCATGCCGCAGGAACTTTCTAATGCTCAGGAATTAGAACAAATAGAGGAACCTTTAACCGAATTGCCTGACGAAATAGAAGTTGAAATGGAAGCGGAACCAGACCAAGGGCAAACAGAATCAACTGAATCAAGCGAGTCAAGCTCTGAAAGTAGCGGCGAATCTAGTGGTGGAGATTCTGGAGGAGGTAGCGATGGAGGAGGAGATGGCGGCGGTGGTGAATGAAATAACTAACCTTTAATTATAACAAACAATGAATATATATAAAATAACATTTGGTCACGCGGCTCCAAAGGATTGGGCGATATCAATATTGGGATTTGTTTTGGCAGAAAATGACGAGCAGGTTTATGAATATATAAAATCAGAACCAGAAATAAATGGGCATAAATCCTTCAATAGCTGGGAGGATAAGGAAAAAGAAAAAGAGGATTTTGAGATATTTGATAGTAAATACGAGGTAATAGGGAAGGAAACATTCAAAGAAAAAATTATTAGATTAAAAGGCGAGATAAATGATGAAGGCTATGATTTCACAGATTCTTATTATGGCATCTCTCTTTATGGATGGGATATTGTAAAGGAGAATGTTACAAATTATGAATCATCATTAGAGCTTGGCATTTTAATTAAAATTCTATGAGTGAACTAGGAGAATAATACCAAGAATATAAAACCCGGACTGTAACTTTCAAAGTTATCTATAATGAGCAATAAGCTAGAAGATTTAGGCAAGTCAATGGAGCTTGCCGGCCAAATAGAAATAATAAAGTCAATTTTATTTGGAGTAGATGAAGAACATCTTAAAAATTCAATCGAACAATTTAGAAGCCAAGCGTCTTTTCAGGATGCCGCATTTGTTCTTAACCCACGCCATGATTCTACTAAAACTGAACTGTTACGTGTTATGGCTGATTCTCTTCAGCATTTACTTGGTTTTTGGGATGGCCTGAAGAAATGTGAAGAACTAAAAAGACAGATTGCAGGCAACGAAGCTATGCGATCTCAAATTGAGTCAATGTTCTTTTAAAAAATCAACCACCACCAATGAGCAATCCAACACAGAAAAATAAAATAACGGCGCTTAAAGATTATTTGGGCGATCTGGTTTTATTTAAATATAAAGGCAAATTGCGTAAGTTTTGGCTTGCTGCAATCACCTTGCCTTCTGGGACATTTAAAGCCGAAGCGTTTAAGGATATAGAATATGAAGGGTTGCAATATCACTTCAGACTTAACCACGAGGATTATGCTACCAATACAAAAAGGGATTGGGAAGGTTTCTGGACAGATCAAATTGATAAATTAATAATACCCACCACCAATGACACTACCACAAGAAACGATTGATAAAATAAAGAAGGAATCAGTTCAAGCTGATGTAAAAAATCAAAATAAGTCATGGGAATATCGTGCTGGCTATAGATCTGGAAACGAGGATGGCGCTACCGAATGGGCAGAGAAGGCTGAAAAACATCTGATTGCTGCACTGGAAGCAATAATAGGCAAAACGATGCCTGTCCCAAATAAGGCCGACATGATAGATATAGCAAAAACCGCCCTCGCCAAATACAAGGAGGTAAGTAAATGAACAGAGAAAGAAAATACCGGGCATGGGATGGGATAAGTATGTTTATCAGCCCGGCGCTTTCAGAAGGTGCGCATCACTTAGCAAGCTGGTTTGAAGCCCATTCATCTTTTGGGTTCACTGGCAAAGACAGCCTGTTTATGGATTGGGCAGGGTTGGTAGACAAAAATGGGAAAGATATATACGAGGGAGATATAATTCAATTTGCAGAAAAATATTTTTACCTCGTAAAGTACGAAGATGGGAAGTTCGTCGGATATCATGCAAATAACAATTGGGGTAAGTGGGGCGATCTGTATAAGTTGGCAGAACCGGGCTTTGATAAATACAACTATATTGTCATTGGCAATATCTATGAAAACCCTGAATTAGTAATAAAGGAGGTAAGTAATGGATAACACACTGCCATACATCGATGCAACTCAATTCAATGAGAAGGTAGCAGAGTTCGCAAAGACGAATCGTGTACTTACAGCCGTTTTCAATCATCCTAAAAGCAAGTATAAAACATGGGAGGATTTGCCATCACATTTAATTCAAGACCTTTTTAATAAACTTGGTTGTAAACCTGATATTAAAAAATATTAATCATGGATAAAGACACACAATTACCGGCTGAGCGGTTTAATCGGGGCGATTATGTCGCTGGCGAAGATATAATTATCCTTGTCACCGGTTGGGGGTATGATGAAAATCATTTTTGCGGTGTAGTAGTCGAAACCTTGCCAGACGCTCAATTCCCAAAAAGATTGGGTGAACATAGTAATACATGGTATACGAGGTATTTCAAAAAGATCGAATACGCTACCAAGCTGCACCAGGCTGAGCAGGAGATTGAAGAACTAAAACGCTGGAAGATGGATGCCATCGAAACCCAATTGGTGCCTATCGGGGCCTACTGCCATGAGTATCTGGAAGTAGGTCTGGATGACAACCATTCTCTTTTAGTTATAGCCGAACTGGAACGGTTTAAACAGGAGAATGAAAAAGCCGGCGGCCTACTTCGCGAAGTTTTAATCATGAATGAAATGTGGGGTGATTTGCCCAGCGAATTTATTACCAAAGTAAAAACCTTTTTAGATGGAACAAAATGATATAGTAATGGAATTTTCAATGGTTAAAAAAAACCTGAAAGAAATCCGGGATGGATACGAAAAACTGGAAAGCGACTATAAGTACCTCCGAACCAAATACGACAATATCCTTGCCACTGAATCGGGGCATGAAAGCAAAACTGAAAACGTTTGGCAAAGTGGTTATGCGGCTGGGCATGAAGCCGGAACAGAAAAGCTCCAAAAGGCATTAACCGAGTGCGAAAACCAGAATAGAGAGAACTGGCGTTTATCAATTGAAAATAGAGAGTTTCGAGAAAAGTTAAAAGATCTGTGTGATAAACTTCCTACTGGTGAATCATTGAACTACTATTTTGCCAAACAAGAATTAAAAGCTGCCCGTGAAGTCGTCGAACAGGAAGGAGAAAAGAACCTAGAAGACTGGAAAACATTCACCATAGAACAGGTGCGGCCTAAGGTTAATGTAATTCAAACCTGGGAATCCGAAAAGGAACCAATACCCCAGCATACGATGGTATGGGTTAAGGCGAGTGAGCGGTTGCCTGATAATGATATGTTCAATGATTACCCCCGAGAATATTGTTTAAAATGCAAGTGTGATGGAAGTCGCGGTGCTGTGGAATATAAGCAAGGGAATTATGATGAAATTAAGGATATGTGGCAAAGTGGCCCATACGATGTGATATGGTGGCTCGATGAAAGCGGAAAGGAGGTATCCAATGGATAAGAAAGATATTGGAAAATCATTTGAAAAACTAGTAGACGATACTTTTATAAATGTAGATGGTATTCTTGTTCAAAGAGCGGTTCATCCATATACTGGACTAGAAGGGTATCTTTGGGACGATCATTGGTGTGCTAGTACCGAAGAAGTAAGAGCAGCTAAAGAATATGCAGCTAATGCAATTAAAATGTCAATTGTAAATCCTAATGGAGATGAAACTATTCTGTCAAAAAGATATACTGAAAAATATAAACATGGCGAGAGCGGCTATGTGGAATGGAAACGGGATCAAATAAAAAAAACAGAGCAAGATGATTAATCCTGCCCTGTCCCCATTATTTTTAAACAACCTGATTTAATCACATTTAAGTTTTAAATCATTTTATCGAGACAAAAATAGTTTTTTTTCATTATAGTAGTATAAAAACGGGGCCAGATTTCTATCTTAGCCCCTAATTTTTTATATGATAATAATGAATACTTTAAGCCCTCTATTAATTAGGGTCAACGCCCTAGCATATCTCTTTTTAATGGTTGAAATATCAGCTTGTAACGTAGCTGCGATATCTTTAAATTTCATCTCATTCAACCGCATCTTAAAAACATCTTTAACCATAGGAGGTAATGCTTCTATTTGTTTTCTTATTCTTTCAACTATGATAGCTTCTTTATCGCTTAATTCAAATGCATGATTTTGATGCTCTATGAAGTATTGCGTTTTAATAATATCTTCTTTTGAGAGACGAATAGCTATCATCCTTAAGTGGTCAATGCAGCTATTAGCAGTAATCTTTCGTAACCATCCATATATAGCTCTCATTGAATCGAAATGAAGTGTATCATGCATCTCCCATAATTTAAGGAAGCTATTAGCACGTATATCTTTAGCATCATCTGCACTTAAATACTTTTGAGCTACAAAGTAGATTTGTGTATGATATTTGTTGTAGATGTGCTCAAAGGCTGAAGCATCACCTTTAGAAAAAGCAACTATCGTTTCTTCTTCATTTAGGATAAATGTTGACATATGATTGTATATTATTTATTTTGATTCTCAAAGTCTAATGCCTCTTGTCTACTATCAAAATATCGCATTGGTATCCCATCAGCAGTATAACATAATTCCATATCATATAAATAGGAGGCATGATTTTTATCTACTATTATTAGTCCATGCAGATATATATTTTTACAAACTCCACAAGTACATTTATTATCAGGTCGGTAAACTACTTTACCAATTCTATGCTGAAACCATTGTTCTCGTTCGGTTAATTCTCTTTTCATATTTAATGGGATAAAATATATAATATGGATTCGATTTCATCATAATTGTATTTGATACATTCATTTAATTCTAGTTGATCGTTTATTTCCTGAAGTAATCGAATATCACTCATGTATTTAATATTCCCATGAACTTTAAATTCACTTTGGCTAGTTATATTTCTTAATAACTGTTCATAACCTTGTCTTGTATGGTATTTACTTGTCATTGAGACTCATTTATCAGTTCAAAGCAATCTCGCAAAGAAGTGCAATAAGAGAGTTCCTTAGTCCCAAAATAAACTTTATAATGCCCTTCTGCGAATAGCCTTATTTTAAAAAGATTGCCTTTAAAATACGGAGTAAACTCTACATATTTACTTAACCCAGCTTTAGTTGTTGTAAAAAATCCCGCTTGATCTTTTAAATAGCAATGGGTATTTAAATCCCAAATAAAATCAAACTGAATTTTCGGTAATAACTACCATTTAGGGACAAAAGCTTTAAAAGAAATAGCCTCCAAAGTTGGAGGCTATTTCTTTTTCTTTACCGGTTTCTTTTTTATGGGAGTGTTAGCCGCTATTTTCATTGCTTCTCCAAATGTCATATCTAGTTTGACAGTGATATTAGGACTTTTATTTTTAGCTTTTTTACTGGACTTCATGCCTTAAATCTACGCATATTTCCATTCATAGCCTCCACAACTGCTCCTAAGACCAGTTACCACTCTTCTAATTCCTACAGGATGTAAGTTAGTAGCCTTTGCGGCAGCGGATATAGAAGGATATGTGGCTATAACTTCTCCATTTTTTATTTGAGATATTGCTACCTTCTTGCCTTTCGTTCCCTCATATTTTATATTGGGTGTTGGAATAGTAATTTCTATTTTAGGATCAGGACTTAATATCAACTCCTTATATCTTAATCTTCCAGGAGCTTTCTTTAAAGCCCATATAAACCGTTCTGCATCTTTCATTTTTCTAAGGTTATACCTAAATGCTATTTCCTCACAATACCGGGTTAAATGCTTTACAGTTATTTTATGGTAGGTGCCTATAATGGTTCTTTTTAAATGGCTAAAGGCTCCCTCTATTGTGTTGGTATAGATAACCTGATCTCTTACATATTCATCTAATCCATGATTAACAGTTTCATGGCCTGCATATTCCCTCTTCAAACCTATATAATTACATGATTCATCAGTCATTAGTACTGCATCTGTATCCACATTACGCTGAATTAATTGATGAATTAAAGGAGGGGCAACCCCGAAAGTACCAGTTGAAATTAGCTTTAATTCGCCGCCTCTTTCAACCATCCCCATTACCATAGTTTTGGTTTGATGGACGGTATTAGAATCTCGAAGTTCCTTTCTTTTCTGTTTATTCATATTAGGGACGCGACCACCGATATAAATCTCATCAATTTCTACAATGTTATCCAGCTTTACAGGCTCTTTAGGACGCATTATTTCCCGAATCCTATGAAGCATAAACCAGGAGCATTTTTGAGAAACCCCTATATGCTTGGCTAATTGATAGGAAGAAATGCCCTTTTTGTTAGCTGTAGCTAGATACATGGCTATAAACCACTTATTTAGAGGAATATTGCTGGCCTCAAATATAGTCCCAACCTTAACGGAGAACTTCTTAAAGCATTCTTTTTTACCGCATTTATATCTAGTTCCCTTTTCTATTACATAGCATTTATCATGGTCGCAATAAGGGCACACAACCTTACCATCAGGCCAACGCTGTTTTGCCAAATAGTTTCGGCAATCCTGTTCGTTTGATAGTTTTTGTATTAATTCCTGAAGATTTTTAAATTCCATAAAAAAGAACTAGGAAAGGAGGCGTTTTATTGGGAGAAAAGGGGCTTTTTGATTATCTTCACATAGATAATATCTATTTGTTTTTATTTATAATAAATGTGTTTAATGTTATGTTAAACAAGCTTGCAATAAGGTTCTTGGTGGTATAATTTTTTCTACTACTATTTCATGGCACAATCACAGGAATATTTAAAGCGAGAATTTATTCATCACATAAGCAGTGCATTGGCGCTTCTTGGTGCTTCAGAGGAGTTTGTAAAAAAAATAAGGGAGGTTGAAGAATTACCCCTAACCTCCCAAATAATTGAAGAAATTAAAAATTTCAATGTTCAAGAAATAGATAAGGTAAAGACTCGCTTAGACCTTATCTACACATCTGAAATTACTCCAAAAGGCTAGTGTTTATCACATGTAATTGCCCTATTCGCAGAAACTAAATTAACAGCATCAGATATCGCCAAAGAATTTGTTTGTTGATTGTGTTTGGCACATAGCGGAACTATATACCAACTTCTATCAAAAATATCATCTCTTTGTACATGAGCACCTAATACTTCTTTTTCTCGACAACCTACTTCTACACAATAATTCACTGTCTGACCGCTAAATCTCTTCCAATGGTCTAACCAAGAACCACATTTACATTTTAAACCAGAAGTTCCATTTACGTTTTTAACAATAGCCATTTTCTTGACTTTTTAAATAATGATATAATACCAGCCATCAGCGTATAACTGGCGAATGATTAAAAAGCCTATAAAAAGAGTGGAAATTATTGTGGGTGCGAGAATCCGGGCGTATCTTGTGGCCCTATCTGAAAATTAATTTCCTCGTAGGGCTACTGACCACTAATCGGTAGCCCTACATCTTTTTAAGGACTGGCAAAAATATCTAAAATTTGTAAATACTAACATAGGTTAGTTAAAAATATCAAATAAACCTATTCTTATTTGCATATATCGGTGCTTCTTCTAATATTTGGCCCGATATAAAATAATTGCGTTAGCTCTCCCAGCTTTCCAAAACGACCAAATTTTAAAAGTATACGGGGGCAAGCGAAGCGTCACGCCTATGGCGTGGGCTTACGTCTGCACGTATACAAGGCGCTTGGTCGTGCCTGGAAAGCGGTGGATGCTATAGTCCCACGCTTTTTTTATTCCTACAATTGCCCTAGGGATTTAGGCACCTAAAATTTCTTCATGAAAAAGATTGCTTTTGCTGTGATAGGTTGTATTGGCCTATCGTCCTGCGCTGTTATGTTTCAAGGCTCAAAGAAAGATGTAACAATTAAATCAATGACTCCAAACGCCACTATCCATGTAGATGGAGAAGAAGTAGGCAAAGATGCTGTAACCGTTCGGTTAGAAAGAAAATCAAACCACACTGTAGTAGTAAAAAAAGATGAATGCGAAAGCAAAACAGTGGAGATCAAAAAGCACACGCAAGTAGGTTGGGTTATTTTTGATGCACTATTCAACTGGTTGGCATTCGCTACTGACGCCCCAACAGGAGCTTGGAATACTTTCGACAAAGATCATGTTACCGTAGATCTGGAATGCAAAAAGACTCCAGAAAGCACACACTAATCAAATAAGGCGCATGAGATTCCCATTTAAAGCATAGGCTATGAATTCAAAATATTTAATCATATTCTTTCTACTTATAGTTACAAATTATCTGTCGCTTGCCCAAGATGGGCAGGCTATAAAAATAAGGGCATTTGAAGCCGCATGTTGTTTGGAGGGGCAAAACTGTGATAAGGTAGAATGGCATAGAACAAACATATTAATAGTTATAACTTATTCTAATGAAAAAATAAAGATATATTCTGAAGGTATACAAGATTTTGATATACTTAAAGACTATGATAAAACAACCGATAATGATGGAGACTCTTGGTATCGTTATGAGGTAGTGGATCAGGATGGGAAAAAATGTGATATTTATCTCTATATGTACAAAAAGTTCAACCCAGATTATAGAGGTGGTGTTTTAGTCAAATACAAGGATCATACATTTATGTATAAATATAAAATCATAGAATAAAAAAAGAAGCATTTTTACATGCTTCTTTTTTTATTAAACCTCTTGTCCCTAAATGGTAGTTATTACCGAATTTTCTGATCTACGCCCATTAAAAAATACATGTGCTACTATTTAATAGGTTTATTAAAATATTACTGGATTGTATTCAACTTTAAAGCAGGATAATATAACATACAATTCAGCTAGTTTAGTTATATCGAGTAAATTATTATTAGTCCCCGATCCATTATTATTTCGCATATACCATTTGAATGGAGCATTTTCTACATTATATAGAAATTCACCATTAAAAAATGGGATTGAATACCATACCCTTGATCCTTCATAACGCTCAGGTGGTGCATAATGTCCTTTAAAACCAATAGCCTCCAATTCATGTTGACTCAATTCTAACTGATTACTCATTGATAGGTTCTTTAATTGTTAGTTCTTCGCCACTAAGGCAGTAGAAAAGGTTTTGAAGAGAATGTATATGTTCTGGTTTATTCCAGAAATCATTTTGGAAGTGGTTGTTATTATCAAATACAGATAGATACCATTGCTTATCACCATGATCTTTGTCGTAATATAAAGACGTATTATTAGCTACCTGGATTGACCAAATTACACGTTCTTCAATATCACTACTTTCTTCCTTTATAAACCCTAATCTTTCCAACCATTCATCTGATAGTTCTATAGGCATTAAATCTTTATACATGACATATTCATCATATTTTGCTGTCAAAGGCATAGCGCAAACGCAAGATGTTTTTATTTCAGTTATAGCTGCCACAGGAAATTTACTTTCATGGGCTAATACTACTAGATTGCCTATTCTGAGTTCCGATTTATTTATTGACATTTTTAATTTTTTCGGTTATTTTTTCTTTGTACGTTTTAAAAAAATTAATCACAAACAAAACAAGGATCGGCCCGAATAAACTAAGTAATAAAGGCAGTTTATACCACATGGGCATTATCCAATTACCACCATGTTTTATACCGCCCCATGTTATCCAAAAAGCAAAGAATGGCCAGCAAAGAATGGCAGTTATTCTAAATAAAAGATTCATTATTAATAGGTATTTATATAGTTAATAATATTCTGTCCAACATTCAAGGCAATCAGTACAATTAAAAAGAAATGATTGAACTCCGCTTGGGCTTACAGATTCATGAAGAATATAACATTCTCCATTGCATTTTGGGCATTCAATGATTTCTTTCGCCTCTCGAATCTTCCCTTTGGCATCAACATGGGTTTGAAATACTATCTTTTCATCCATTAATAGCTATTTTTCAGTTGCAATTTGAAATATTAATGATTTGATGGTTGGGAATAGTTTGTCAAGATTACTTTTTTCTGAATTTCTGTCATTTTAGTTGTTTTTATGGTGAGTTATACTTTCTGTATTCCTTTTTACCTTTTTGGGTGGCCCAATAGCGCAAATCATTATTCTTATCGCTTCTGCATGAAACATACCGTTTATTTTCTGCTTCTGTTAGAATGCGATCTACACTGAACACGGCCATGCTATTTAACCAGCAATCTGGCATTGATTGAAGTTCTTTTGAGGTCTTTCCAGGGAAGCCAGAAACGGTAGCGGTTATCATAAGTGCATATTCATGCATCTGGGTCATATACCATATTTTTGACGTTCTTGCCTAATCCATTCGCTCCGATCCAGACCAGTTAGATCAGGAGGGCATAATAGCTTCAATTCTTCCAGATTTTTTGGTTTTAAGATATTTACCGGCAGAGCAGACTTCGGCTCCTCTTTGGGCTTTAAAACAGGCACAGGTTCGAATTTAGCTCCATAAACCTCTTGAAGTTTAATGGCCCATTTTTTAGGTAGCTTTCTTTTGCCCGATATCGCTTTTTGTAAAGTTGTTTTTGGCATGCCAAGATCGGCCTCAATTTGATAAACAGGTGTTATTACCCGATTAAGAAGTGCAATGATTTCGCTTCTATCCATGTAGACAAATTTAGACAACAATAGATACCCATCCAAATTTATTTTAGACATATTTGTACGTATTTAGACGCGCCCCACCCCCCCCCACAAGTTATCACCTCTTCCAAATAAATCTATCTCCCAATCCCCCCCATCCCCCAATCCAACCCACCACACTCTAACCACAAAGCAATCTAACCTAAACGCCAATTAGTCAAAGCCATAGACCATCACAACCACAACAGCGCAGATTACATAACTACCTGGAAAGCAAAATGGGAAACGCCGCCCACCCCATTACAGATAAACGTTTGCCCATTGACCGACCATCGATCTAAACGTAGGGGGTGTACTCAGTGAGTGTAAATCGAGGGGTACCCAGTTTTATTAGCGAGGGTGGGGTGGTTTACGGGAAAGTACCTAGATTTGTGGGTACTTGGTATTCAATGTCGTTGAATTAAGAATAAATAATATATTATGAGTAATAAAGAAGAGCATTCACAACAATATGAAAGATTACCAGAAGATGATAAAACAGTGGCCGATACAATATTGGGATATTTGAATGGTTGTAATAATAAAAAAGCAGAGCGTATATTGTATGCTCTGCTTGAAGAAATTAGTTATCATTCTACTATTCACAGTGAGTGAAAATCTGTATTTTCTTTAACAGCTTTTTTCAAATCTCTTATTTCTTCTTTTAAATCTTTAATCTCTCTTTTTAATTGATTAAGGCTATCCATTAACTCGTAAATAATTCTATCATCAATATTTGACATAGACAAAGTTTTTGTTTTGTTATAATTGTTTATAATTCATGGATGGCGGCTTTTTAGGGCTTTTCTTTCTAGCTTCTTTTCTTCCTGGTCTTACTATTTCTACTGTTGCTCTTGCTATTTTATCAAAAGCATCTATGGCTGAAGAAATGGCTTTATGGATAAACATTTTTGGCGCAGATTCCTTTACCATTGACAGGGCATTTGTTCTGTTTACCTTGTAATTGTGCTTAGTGGTCTTTTCTGCCTCCTGTTCTTTTCTTAGTTGTTCATCTATTGGAAATGCTAAAACAGCAGTAGTGGTCATAATGAATACCTTTGCATAGAAATCCTGTTTTACAGCCAGTGAAGTTTTTCCAGACCATGCTTCTAGTTGTAGGCGGCATTTATATAGCTTATATGCTTCTTCTATATTCCAACGCTTTTCGTATAAGGACACGAACTCATTATATGAAACTTGCTTTTGATCCATTAAGGAGGTTATCAGAATTTCAATACCTCCACCGTTATCAAAAAATATCGAATAACTGAAATTAGAATAGTTGGGTTATATTTATGGCCTTAATGCAGGAACCGGCAAAGCGGTTTATTCAATTCGTATGTTTACTTCATTTCTTTTTAACAAGCTATCTCATCTACGCCAATTTTATTCAACCGAAACAGAATTTACACAGCACTTATTGAGCGGGGAGGTTAAGGTTTCTATCCCAGATTTAATTACATTCCAGGAAGAATACGAAAAACAAAAACCAATCAGTAATTCATCCGGATGTATTTTGCCTTCTCAGTTTCAAATAGGAGATAAGGCATCATTGAAATTGACTGGATTATCTTCAAAAGGTGATGGGTCGTTAGCTACCGTAGATTGTATAGCCGAAATATTAACGGTTCATTTCTATGAAGGAAAAGTGAAATATGATTTAGAACTCCCATTAGACTTTGGGAACACTAGAGTTTATAATATTGATTCTGTTTTTGTTTCGCCTGTATAGTTTTTGCCTTCATTTATTCCTAAGCCCAGATTCTTAATTGAATCTTGGGCTTTTTGATTTTTATTTCAAAAATATTTGGCAGTGTAATAAAAAGTAGTAATTTAGCTACATGAAAGGAAGCGATGAAATAATGGAAACATCTCCTGTGAGAATAGATAACGGAGTATTAGATATAGTTAGGAATATTAAGGCAATTACTGGATGCCCAATTCAGCGTTTCGTTGAAGAGGCTATTGCTCTAAAGATTAGTAAGCTGCCTAAAAGCGTAAAAGATAAACTGGGACTTAAAGAAAAAACTAAATAATTAGCTATGCCACCTACATCTAGGATTAGTGTTGCAAAAAAGGGTGCTATCTGAAACTAGTAATCAGATCATAGCTAAGTTCTTTGAATTTTATTTATTGGTTGCTAAAAGCCGCGGGATTCCTAACGGAATTATTGTCTAACATTCGACCAGCTAAGGATGGCGGTTTAATAGTGGTGTAACCAATAAACTTCTTTCTACTGTGTGATGTGGCTGGAATAACGCTGATGCAGATAAGTTCCGATAGGCAGCACTCGGGTAGTGGTAACATTATCGACTACATCTTCGGAGATATGCAAGGGTGCATAGTGGATTTAAAATCCATGAAATAGGCGGCCCTCTGTCAACTGGAACATAAGCAGGTAACCAATCCTGCCATCATATAGTAGATACTTACTTAAGGTCGGGCAAATGGAATCCGGCGGTACACGTCCCATCATAAGACCCGATCATTTTTTTAACAGGATACAGCAAGAACTCAAAAGGCCACATCTATTCTATTCATGGTTAAGATGTGGCACATAGCTACATAGACCAACGGTAGAGTCAACAGACTTAAAATCTGTACAGTCCGGGTTCAAATCCCGGTGTAGCTACAGGATAAGGTTTAATGGTTAATGGTATTTGATAATACGGGGCCAATTTCTACTGGCCCCTTCTTTTAAACTCCCACAAATGAAAACAGTATATAACAACCCAGAAACAGTAGATGCAATTAAATTAATGGTATTAGGTTGTATGCTGGCCGATTACGGTGCTAGGTTAATAGTTGATGATACCAAGCAAAATCTTAAATACCGTGTGAAGTGTGTGCTGAACGCAGTTAAAAATGTAGAATTGTATTTCATAAACCACAATAACACAACCGAAGAACATCGTAAGGCATTCAAACGCAGCTTTCTTAAAAACGAAACAGTACTGCTTGCTGATCTTAATTTAATGTGCTGGGAAATACAGGATGAAGGATTGGAACAAATAATAAGTGCAATCAGGCAAGTACTGGATACGCCAGAAGAAATTAATAACCAATAAATACAAATCAATTATGTCAGAAGTTCCTCAGAAGGATACGAGAGAATTAACATTTGGCGAAAAAGCCGTAGGCTTAACTTTCAATCCAGGTGGTCATGAAAAGGTGAATGCTATCAAGCAGGCTCAGGCTATGTATATTGATATGCTTAATCAGTTTTCGTGATGAAACGACTAATGGTGAAGTAAAACGCCAACTCTCCGTGGCTATTACAGAAGCACAAACAAGTCAAATGTGGGCTGTAAAAGCCGTGACTTGGCAATACTAACCCAACCAATATTTAATAACCAAGCCCCTTATAAGTAGTTCATAAATTAAAACCAGCTCCCTTTATGATATATGGACTATGGAAAGGGGCTTAAATTTTAATTAAATGGCAAAAACAAAAGAGATATCATTTACTTGTGAAGAAATTACTTCAAAGCCGGATGGATATAGAAAAATGAAATTGATAGTGGATTCGCCAGATATAGATGAGCTTTTAACCGAAATTGATGATGAAGATTTAATAGGTCATCTTCAAGGTAATTTCAATCCAGAAGATGTATTTACTGAAAAAGATCTCAAAAAATGGGCTGAAGAAAACGGGTACTTAAAAATACAATAAATAATTATATGCAAGGAACAGTAAAATATAGCGAAGAGTTTATGACCATGACAGGTCTAAAGCGCTGGGTGGGAATTGAACTCCCCTTTGAAGATACAATCCATAGCCCAATTGATAAATTAGAAGAAGCCATGTCTAAAGTACAGTCATTTGCTGCTCGTTCAGGAATTATTCATCCTCCTGTTACTAATGCAAATTATGGTTATCCCAATCTTCTAAACCCAGACGAACAACTACCTGTAATTCAAGTAAGAGAACAATACTAAAACAATAAATACATGGAATGGATACCAGTAAGCGAAAGAAATCCAGAACATAGCGGCAAATATTTGACATATGCCTTGGACTATCATAAGGTAGGTCACGCATGGTATAACACAAAGTACCGGCTTGGATGGGAAGATGACAAAGAAGAATGGCTTCCCGTGACTCATTGGTGTGAACTTCCTGAACCACCTAAACAATAAAACAACATATATGACAGACAGAATAAAAGGGCTTACAGTTATCCTTGAAAAGGATGTTCGAGAAGATGATTTAGAGGTATTCATTCAGGCAATATCGCTTATGAAGGGAGTTCAGCAGGTTATTCCCCGAGAAGCCAATCATGAAGATATTATTCAGGAAATGAGAACTAAATCCGACATGAAGTCTAAAATATATGAGTTTATAAAAAACCTATAACAAATGACTAAAGAAACAATCTTAGGCGATAAACGAGCCCGGCCAAAGCATTTGAAGGAATATTACGGGCCATGTTATCAATTGCAAGAACTGATGAAGAAAACCAAAAACAGGACAAAATAGATTCAATGTGTTAAAGAATGGGACGCAGGCGCAGACTACTTTATGTATACTGGGATAACGTTTATCAGCGGCAATATTCCACTACAACCTTTCCGGTAATGCAGGATAAACATTCAAAAGGCCGCTACAAAATACTTTGGTGCTGGAAACTAAAATACCCTTGGAGAAATGATAAATAAAGAGCCTGGAAACGAACATTTATGGAGACAATTCATCCGGCTGGGGGAAATGATGGGAGATGGTTTGCATCATGAGGAGCCGTGGATTGCAAAGGAATACAAGCGCTTGATGATGATCTTGTGCCCACCAACAGTAGAAGAAAAGGCCGCGATTAGAGAACATAAAAACAAATCCATTAACGCTCAAATGGCTGAATTATTGAAGGATAGGCATTGTTCATGTGGTGGCAGTATAAAACAATCAAGATCAGGTAGTAAAACCGCATATTGTGATAGATGTAGAGCGAAATTTAAAGCAAAACCTAAAAAACAATCAGAATAAATGGATAAACCAGAAGAACTAATAACAGATGAACAGATAGAGAAGGCCTGGGGGAATGGGAACTTTGGAGAGTATCTGAATAACAACAAGCGAGAACTAATCAACAATACAGTCCTGAAATGCGCAAGTGGATTAAGGACTGGCGCTACGGCTACAAGCATATGTGCAGAACTTGGGCTTACAGTAAGCAAAAAAATAAATGGAAGCTAACTGAGCAAGGCCAGTGGTATTTATATTGCGTTTATTCACAGGGTAAAAGTTATTAATTATGGACATGCAGGAAATATTAAATAAGTGGTATTTAACGCCAAAATACTTCTCAAATGACCACATTACTGAGCCGTTGGTTTTTGATTGCATGGTTGATTATGCGCGACAAACTTCTCTTCATTTCGCTAAATGGGTCAATGAAAACTATCTCTATCACCAAGATGGACTATGGTATAAAAGTGAAATCCCTGAATGGGGATCCAAAACGGACGAAGAAGTCTGGGCGCTTTATTTAAATAGACATAATAATTCAAATCCTTGGTAAATAACAATTTATATATTGTATTGAACATGGGAATAGACTTCAGTAATATAAATCAAAGCATAAAATGAGCAATCACAACAGAAGATTATTGGATAAGATTCGGTATAACCGACAGATGGATCAGCTTTTATCATTAATACGGAAATCTATTATAGCCTCTGAAAAATATACTATCTATGAAGTAGACATGAGCTATACTAGTTCCTCGTTTTACGAGTTTAGAGTATACCGACAAGGAGAAACATCTGAAATATTAATGTGGCAAACGGTACAAATAGGCACAGATGAGTTTGACGATCAATTCAAAGCGCTAGATAATGTCCTTAACAACTTGCTTACTCATGGTGTAATGCCAGACATATACCCAATGTACATTTCTGAAGAAAAGGAGGGTGAAGATGGTCGATAAAGTGATAAGCTTCGATAGTTTCAAGGTTAGGTGTTCCCAGATTGTAGCTGCCTTATCAAATAGCCGGTCAAATCCTATTCTAACAGAGAATCAGGAAGCTAGGATAAAGGAATTGAACGATAAGCTGCAAGAAAAAGGCAAAATAACCGAAAAACAGCAGGCTGAATTAGCCGAATTACAAGTAAAGGAAGAAAATAGCAAGAAAGTAGTCCTCTCAGATACCTATATAGCATATCTAATGGCTGAATATGCCTGGATAACCGAAGGCATGATAGCCGTAAACAAGGAATCTATGGAGTTATTGGCTATTCAGAAGGGCAGAGAAGGCGAAAATGAGGCTGTAACGCTTCTAATGAGAGTTGATAAGCAACCATACCAAATCCACAAAGAAAGGATTTATAACGATTATCTGAGTGGAGAGATAGATATTTACCTGGGGGAGCATGTTTATGCTGCAACCAATATAACTGACATAAAAAATTCATGGGATTATCCTACGTTTCTAAAGAAGATCAATACAGGGCTGGAAAATGGTCAGAAAGAGCAGGTCCAAGGATACTGTGACATTACCGGAGCCGGGGAAGGATATATTGCCAACACTTTAATCAGCAATCCAGAGCACATTATAGAGGAAATGAGATGGCGTGTGACTAAAAAGATCGGTGCTACCACTCCAGAATCTCCTGAAATGCTAAAAGAATGGCCTAAATGGGAACGATCAATGAGGTTCGATCACATTCCACCAAATAAACGTGTGCATAAGATCAAAGTAGAGCCGTTCACGGAGTTTGAGAAACAAAAGCTGTATGATAGGGTAAAATTTGGCCGGGATTGGTTGAATCAATTCCACGAAAAGTATCAGGTATTGAATAAATAATTAAAATAAGTACTTAAATTATGATAAGTAATGAGCATGATGGGAAGAATCCGCAAATCAGTACCACGGTAAGCTGGGGATTGTATCAAGAAATAGATGAAATGGCTAAGAAAAATGACAGAACTTTGTCAAACATGGCTGCTATTTTATTGGAACGAGCGGTAAAAGAATCTAAAAGAAAGCGCACTAATGCAAAAGAAAATAATACTTGAAATAACCCCGCAGACATATGTTCGGGCGACGCAGAATGATAGAATATTCTTCAGAATACCAAGAGATAAATTACGCCCAGCCAGTTTGAAAAGACTGGAAAGATTGGAGCAGTATAATAAATATAAAATAGCTGTATTAGCATTAGCCAAGCAGCAACATTTCATGCTTCCAGAGCAAGGGGCTGAAATAATATTCTATATCCCGGTGTCAAAAAGCTGGAAAAAATATCAAAAAGAAGCCCAACATATGAAGCTTCACAGAAATAAGCCGGACTTGTCGAACTTACTAAAGGCCCTGGAAGATGGGCTTATGACCGAAGATAAAGGGATAGCTCACTATGCAGGACTTGCAAAGATTTGGATCAATGAACCTACGGGGAGAATAGAGATAAATATCCATACTCCAAGTCTTAGTTCCATGGATGTTTTATCGTAGTTTTTCGAAGTGAGTACCGTCATCGGTGAGTATTAGACACTCATATGTAACAAATCAGTTACATTATTGATATAACTAATTGTTAATCAAAATGTTGATAAAGAAACTTACAAGCAAAGCTTGAAAACTTTATCAACATTTTGATTAACAATTAGTTATATCAATAATGTAACTGATTTGTTACATATGA